TGTCGCGCAAGATGAAGAAGGCTGCGAAGAAGCTCGGTCTTTCGCGCAAAAAATAAGTACATGCGCAACAAAGATAGCAGTCGCTTTCAAAGAGTTGTTTTCGTAAAAAACAAAAAAGCTATCAAAGCTATGGGTAAAATATCAGTTTTGTCGTTCTGTGTAATATTCTTATTCTTAGGAATCAAGGGTATGCGCAGTAACTTGACGATCAGTGGCCCAACTCAGACAGTGTCTGCAAGTCAGCCACGTGCACCTGGTTTTGACATAAACCATTTGCGCACTAACGCCTTGACTCAACAGCGAGATACTGTACGTGATACAGTATACGTTGAATCAAAGCAAAGTTCAACACCAATGAGCGTGACGGTTGTGGCACCCAAACGCAAACAGATTAAGTATCGTACTCGCAACAAGTCTTATCTGTTCATAGCAACACCACGGGATCGTGCAAAGCTCTCCCTCGACTCAGTACTGGCGGACAGTACTATGCGCATATCAGAACTGACGTGTGTAGGGTCGAAAAACGTAAAAAGCTTAGCGAGGGATTGACGAGGTCTCCTTCGGTCAGTACATTTTAGTTATGTCTCATTAGCATAGGTACTATATCGGTAAGACCACAGCTTGTCACTGAATCCGATGAATTTAGACACGGTCGAGGATAATCAACCGTTAAACGACAACCAACAAACTTGATCCGAGAATATGTTAGCCCTCTCAAAGGGTGAGAAACTCAAAAGGTAGGATGAAATGCTATGAATGTGAAAAACTCATAGTAAGTAGGGTCAGCGTTGTATCAACCCTACTCTGTACATACATGAGAACCGTCTGGCGATGTGTGTATATGAAAAGACGCATAAGTCTCAAGAAGAGCAAAACGAACCGTATCGATAAGTACAACAATGATACTAAGTTGTGCATTAACGTACACGAGTTGACATACATACAATTCCAACCTGTATGTAAGTATCAATAGCTTAGTTTAGTGTCACACGCCTCCAAAGCGTGCATTGAGGAACGAAGAATTTCATGAAGACTATGAGAGTGCTACTCATAGGGTGACCATTAGGATAGCCGTACGGAAGTCCCACTGGTTCGATTCCAGTGATCTCAGTTGAATGGGAGACCGGGGATGGGGTGCAATAGTACAGAGTGAGACCGCCAGGCTTTGGTCGTTTATGCGGTATATAAAAGTAAAATGACCAGACTCTCGATGCAGGAGAGTAGTAGGAGTGAAAGCCTTACCCGACACGAGACCGGGTTCATAAGTCTGATGTTAAGTTTACAACTAGCCCTTAGCAAGCAATGTTGTATTCAAGCGAAAGCGAGTAGGGTGACGCCGGATAGTCAGCCTGGGCTACAGGATAAGTAGCAAATAAAAAACAGAAGAACTGATCGATTCGAAAACCAACATGCCAAGTTGGAAGAACCTCCGTCAGTTGTTAATACGAATAAGTTTTAGTAGTGTTAAGTATATATGGTACTTTTTAAGACTATGATACGAATGGTTCGGAGCCAGTAAAAATGTAGAATAAACGCCTACAAGTCGTAGCAGAATGCTTTTAACTTACCATATCAGTCTCCTTGACACGAAATCAACCGACAGTCGTAGACGCATTTATAGAGTTAATTAACATGTTTAACAGTATGTCCTCCGGATGGAAGTAACGCTCACTATATCATACGTTGTAAGTATGTGAACGAGAATGGATAAGCTATCGTTGTAAGATAGACACTGCCTGTACCTCCCGGAAAGTTACTAATGGAATACACTATGTCGAATAGATAGGTAAAGCGCATACAGCAAATATGCGTGTATCGAGTCTATAGAACATATATCGTGAACCTAGTAGGCAGCTTCGTAGCCCATGAGACGCAGTGCAAAAGCGTATGCAGGTTTGGTTCAGTAACGCGGCCATAATCACACTCCCCTGTCTCGGGATGTTGTGATAAGCAAGAAGTGGGTGATAATTAGTAATAGCGATAGGGTTGAAGTCCCAAGTAATATTTCATGAAAAAGAAGAACTGACAGCAAAGTCAGGGCAAAAAAGCCGTAGATACGCTTAGTATGTTCGATAATGAAACGCACTCCTCGCGTACTCTCTACTGGAAGAGAGCAGGGTAGGTTTTCGAGTAAGACGGATGATTTATGTCTCTACTATAATCATCTTGAGGAAACATAGGCTTTTGTTGCTTTTAGCCTTTTATGCAAGCAACTCGGATGGAAACACAAAATATATCCGATCTTTCAATTTTCGTTGGTTAAGCCAGATTGAATCGAAATTTTGTCAACGTATTTATACTATGAGCATTAGTCGAGACGATTTGGTTGTTAGTAAAAATCATAAATACAAAAACTATTGGAGGTCTAGAAGAGTCCCTGAACCAGACCTTCAAGAGTTATACGTATACACAGAAGTGTCAAGGATCATTCAAAGCTTTCCTGACGGTGACTATAGAGTAAGGGCTTAGCTAATCCTACCGTTGGATTCCCAAATACACTGATTGAGCTTCTTAAAGGAATATAAAGGTGTAGGCTATAGAAGATAAAAGCGGCACACCATGTGTGCATCCTTTGAACGTATGACTTAAAACAAATAAACCATTTCAGAGATAAATAACATTGTATAATTCGTATCGTTGGTCAATCACTGACGATCTCAAAGAGGATACGAACATGGAGAATAAAGTAAAAATTGACGCAGCAGTTCTGCGGGGTAATCGTATGGAGTTGAGTAACATTGGTGGAACGCTTGGTGGACGGTTCTTCCGCCTTAACAAGCACGCAATTGACGATGAGTATGGTAATCTCATCGCACAGATTCGTAACACGGGTAACAAGGAGTTGTGCCTCAACCGAGGCATCAACCGGTATGCAATCCAGGGCTTCGATATTCATCGTATCGAGTTCAAGAACGCAGGTGACGGCACGCCGTGCGTCTTTATCAATGAGGGTGACAAGAACTCTCGTGGTGAGGACATGAGCGCAGTGTGTCCTGTAGGCAATCGCAACCGACCGTTCACGGAGGCTTCCGAGGAGAGTATTGGCGAGGCTATCGAGTCTCAGCGACGGGATCTTATCTTTGCCGATCCCGATGGTGTGGTGGATATCGTAAACCGCTATAACCAGAATGAGATGGCACGAATCGATAGCCTCATTCAGCAGCTCACCAAGGCTAAGAACAACATCGTTCAGACGATCGAGAACAACAACAAGCGTGCCATGGAGTACAAGAAGGAGTTGCGGGACAGTAGCAAGACCGTGACATCCGCATCGATCGTTGGATCCATTAGCGTCGAGTAACTATGAGTGTGACATCCAATTGTATAACCGAAAACAGTAAGCTCCACATTCAGGAGATGCTTCTCACTCCTCAGATCAGTGAGACTGTGTATTCTGATGTAAAGAAGGGTAAGACCTATAAGCTTACACGGATCCGAAACGACGGATCAATTTATCTCGGTGAGACTTCTTATGAGTGGTGGAACAATCTGTTCAACCTTAGTAAGGAGATCTCATTTGAGACGTTCTGTATGCGAGTATACGAGGCTATTGCCCAGATGGCTGGTGCAGAGGGCTCCGATACCCAAAAGACAATCATGCGTGGTTTGAATAAAGACATTCTCACTGCGCTGATAGCTACGAAAGATGTGAATATCGTAGTGGATCGTTTGTTCGATACGCTGCGCTTCGCAATCGAATCTAGCCCCATGGCGTCTAAGGGGACTCCCTTACGGCGTGAGTCTGCTGAGGATATCCTTAGCAAACTAAAATTCACTGGAGGAGCCGATCTTCCTGTATACGACTCCCGAGGCGACATTCTCGTGACACTTTACATGGAACCTACTGGATATAAGGTACGGCATGTGGACGATTAACTTGGGCTAACCAGATGCTACAGTCATCTGTAGTTGCAGATCAATGCGTATCTGTAACATACCTTTATGTGAGCTCGTAACATATCGTATCATTAAACCAATAGACTTCCTACATTATAAGCCAAAATGTTCTATGAACAACTTATGTTCCATATGCTGTAGTCATATGCAATCTTAAGATCAATGCGTATCTTAAGAGCAAAGTTTGTATGTTCAATGAACTAAGAGCTAACTCCAAACAACAACAATCACCCCTAAAGAACTGCGTTTGCGCTCCGTATGCTGTAGTCATACGCCTTTGTAAGATCAATGCGTATCTTACAAGTCAAGCTTACGCAGTTCACATTGTCCCGTGGTGTAAATGGAAACACAACAGATTTTGGTTCTGTCATTCATGGTTCGAACCCATGCGGGATAACTAGGTAACTTACGAGGCACTCGAATTCAACTATGTTTTACTTTAAAAATATCAAATATGAAGAAGAATAAGAAGTTGAATGCCAATGATATTATCAGCACTCGTAAGCGTCTCGATAGTGAGATTGCCACCTATTGGTCTTTTATCAAGGCCGAGAACACATTGCGTAATAATGCTCTGAAGTTTCGTACACACAATCTTCTGGAGCTATATAACCAGATTACGCAGAAGATTGAGCATCGAATCCTAATTAAGGGTTTGCTCAATAATCTTAACAACGACAAGCTTAGTTTTAGTAGTTCTGAGTTTATGAAGTCTCATTACTATAACATTTTCCGTCTTCAGGAGTGCCAGGAGCAGATTACGAAGCTTAATGAGATTCGTAAACGCTGTCTTGCACCTCAGTTGAAGGCTCAGAAGGGTAAGAAGGCACTCGGTTATAACGAGGTATTTACCCATGAGAAGATTTCATCTATCATCAACAAGCTTGAGTTGATGGTGGCATCTTGCAAGAGTGCAATTGCCAAGTATAACGACGAGACGCAGATTGAGATAATTGACAACAGTCTCGATGCCGTTCTTGCGGCATAAAACAAGATAGAGCTTAGTGTTTTGGACTGCCCAGAGGGGATTCTGATCGATGCAGAAAAAGCTCACAGAGAGCGTTTAATCAGCACGGCTTAACAACTAACCATGAGACGTGTTAGATACGCTTAGAAGGCCTGTATGAGGCCTTAAATCGAATGTATCACACACTAAAGACATTATCAAAATGAACACATATAATATTGACAAGCAGTTTAAGAAGTTTTGGAAGATTAGTCATGCAAAGAGCGCATTGTTGTGGAAAATAATGTGTTTTTTGGAAACCAAAAGAGGTCAATCGTTCGTTAACAACCTGCACAAATTCTCTTTGAAAGAGTTGGGCATGATGTATGGCATAAACCTCATGACTATTAACAACAGTAAGAACGTATATACAATCATCGATAAAGCGATTGATCTGTGTAATATGAAACCTACTCCAGGAGCCCCGTACAAGCCCTGGGATGTACCTGAGAAGCCAAATTATCCCATGTACCTTACAAGTGGACGTCAGCCCATTAAAACGATCCATACGGCCGTTTATAGGCGTTTTCCGCACACTAAGAAGGTTGAGGATTATGGTTGGGACATCAAATATCGTGATATCTCTGACATAGGATTGTTGGAGAATAAGCGTATTTATTGGCGATATGAGTATTATCGTGATTATACGAAACTTCTTGAAAAACATAAGATGGAGCGTTGGGAGCGTAAGCACCCACGTCCTACGGATACGATGCTGAAACAAGACCTCTTCCCTGAGATGCTAACAGCAGCATGGAAGAATCGAGAGAGTGACGCACGTAACTACATACGTAATCTTGTGAAAGAAAAGTATGACAAATCATCTGTACCGTGTATCGCACGAGTCAAGAACTATGATGGCACGTACAAGAATGAGATTGTGAGTTGGATCAGTGATCCGCATAACAATATTGGTCGTATAAACAATGACGACTACGCAAACAACTCGTTAGTTCGTACAGGAGCAAAAGATCTCCTGTCATATTCCATGAACAAAAATGTTGTATGCGGGTACATACAGAATCGAACTCAGACGTTGGGTCGTACATTAACGATGGACATGATTCATCAGATTGCTGCCTAACGTGAGACCTATTTAGCACTATAATGGTGTTGAATAGGTCTTTTGCGAATGTGGTGGAACGGTAGACACGTAACACTTAGGATGTTATGCTAAATAGCGTGCAGGTTCGAGTCCTGTCATTCGCACAATGCATATTGATTGATTTTAAGTTTTTAGTTATTGGAATTTCTCATAAACAAGTCTGTGTCACAAGCGTGTGACGAAAATACTCAGGTGTGTGAACATATGAGTATCTTGATCTCTTAACTCAGTTGGTAGAGTACAACACTTTTAATGTTGGGGTCATGGGTTCGAGTCCCATAGGGATCACTTTGGTTAATTGTCTTTTTATTAGCATTTTTTACTTTAACTTAAGGTTCTGCTATGATTTGATGATACCACAAAAACATAGTTGCTGTGAAACAATTATGTTTTAGCACCAACAGCGGTTGGTGTATTTGACTCCGTAGCTCAGAGGTTAGAGCATGGCATAGTTAATGTCAAGATTGCGAGTTCGATTCTCGCAGGAGTCGCATTTACAAGAATTGCATTAAATTTTCCATATGTCCAAAAACATTGTTGTTGTGAAATAATGATGTTTTAACACCGACAGTAGTCGGTGTTTTTGCCTCTTTAGCTCAATTGGTAGAGCACTTGATTTGTAACCATGAGGTTATCGGTTCGAATCCGATAAGAGGCTCTATATGGCGTGATGGTGAAAATGGTAGACACGATGGATTTAAGATCCATTGGCCAGTAATGGTCGTGTGGGTTCGAACCCCACTCGCGCTACGTGTTATTTTGTTTTTCCATTAGTTACAACATGTAGTTTTTTTCCATTTATTTCTCATACGGTCTGTGAAGATAGTATGAGACCCGGGCCTTTAGCTTAGTGGTTAAAGCAGCTGACTCATAATCAGAAGATCACAGGTTCAAGCCCTGTATGGCCCACACAACACGAACAGCTGAAATATGTGCTTTGAATATAAGCAGTAAGTCGTGGCAAGCTTACTTTAAAGTATTTAGCCTTCATGGACTGATAAATATGATTGTTCGTGACACATAACGGCTATAGACGTATAGATCGTAAAGCCAGAGCCCCTGAATTCAAGCAATGGCGCAGAACGTAGGCTGCAGTTGGCAACTCGCTATAGTTTAAGTTGCAGGGCAGAGTGGTCTCGGAGATTCGAGAAAGGGTTCGACTCCCAACTGCCCTCTATAACCAAACGAGTCTTAGAACCATGGTAATACATAACAAACCAGTTATCGTCTACGATATTGAGGTGTTTCCAAATGTGTTTCATTGCACTTGCAAAAACACTGAAACTGGAGAGTATAACAAGTTCGAGATTTCGCAACGTAGAATTGATATTGATAGTTTAGTTGAGTTCTTCAATAGAGATTATCTCTTTTGTGGATACAACAATAAACGCTACGATGATGTTGTAATCAACTATATTATCATGTATCGAGAACCATTATCCAAATCTCCATATTGGAGATGTACGGATAGTATCTACAAGCTGTCTCAAACAGTCGTATTGTCCAAAGACGGAGATACTAAAGCATTTAGACGATGGATGTTCGCAAACTATTTCGAATCTATGGATCTACTAACAATGTTGTTTAGTAGTAAATTACGTGTAGGTTTGAAAGAAATGCAAATAACGATGTTCTATCATAATGTCCAAGAGTACGATGGAGATTTCAATGAATTTCTTCCACTTAACCAGATTGACAAAATGATAGCGTATAACATCAACGACGTAGATTCAACTGAACAGTTGCTGAATACGTTACAAAAGAAAGGAGAGATCGATGTGCGGTTATTCATGGAAGATGAGTATAATATCAACGCATTATCCATGGACAGCGTCAAATTCGGAGAAACGATGCTTCTTAAGGAGTATTGTAAACGTACACACCAAAGGGAGAGTGTAGTCAGTGAACAAAGATCTCCAATGGATTACGTACCTCTGAAAGACGTTATCTTACCGTTCATTACATATAAAAATCCGATATTACAAGGCGTTTTGGAAGATATGAAACGACAAGTCGTTCCTACCAGAAAAGAGCTTATTCCAAAAGGCCAAAAAGCATACGAGAAGTGTTTTGTTATCTCGAAAACGCGCTACTCTGTGGGCGTTGGAGGAATTCATTCCTTAAACAAACCAGAGATCTTCGTTCCAAGTGAAGGTGAGTACATAGGGCATGCAGATGTCACCTCAATGTATCCATCTTTTATTGTACAATATAAGTGGGTACCCCGTCACTTAGGAAAAGAATTTTGGGAGTTGTATAAGCATGTATATCATGAACGTATAGCTGCCAAACGTAGTGGAGAATCAGTCAAGTCGACAGCTCTAAAGCTTGTACTGAACTCAGTAACAGGGAAAATGCAGCAAGAAACCTCATGGATGTATGATCCATTTTCAGTGTTTAAGATTCGTATCAATGGACAATTGGTACTTCTTATGCTTGTAGATAGATTGCTCCAGTTGGGCTGTAGGATTGTGCAGGTCAATACAGATGGTGTCATGTATGTTGCTAAGGAGGCAGATAGGAGTGGTGTCCAATCAGCAATCCACGAAGTAGAGCAACTTACACGTTTAGGTTTCGAAACTGATGACTACGAAGCGTTTTATCAGTACGCTGTTAACGATTATTTCGGTGTCGTTAAAGGGTATTCTCAATCCAAGAATCCAAAATTGATAGAGAAAAAGGGAATGTTTATCACAGATGCCAAACTAGGTAAAGGTCTCGCACCATTGATCATACCTAAAGCTGTGATTAACTATTTCCTTACAAAACAAGATGTGTCAGAGTTTATCAAAAATGCTAATAACATTGATGATTTTTTAATGACACAACGCGTTGATAAGAAGTTCAAGGTTGAATACGCAGATAAGTATATTCAGCGAATCAACCGCTTCTATGCATCAACAAATGGACACTACTTGTTTAAGGTCAAATATGAGGATGATGGTCCTCATTATTCGAACATGCTAACAAAATCCGGCATAACGATCTTGAACAAGTTAGATTCCAAACCAATTGAAGACAGAAAGATCAACTACAGCTATTATATATCAGAAGCTCGTAAGATTATAAATGATCTAAAATGTCGACAGTTAGAACTCTTTTAGTAACCAACTTGTTAACCTTTGAGTATAAGAGATGATTATTGAATTAGATACAAAACTTGCGGATTTACCGCAACAACTCAATATGAACCAGTTGGTGTTCCTAAGTATGGTATTAGACGACAATCACAAAAATAATCAAGACGTCCAAAAAATTGTCAGCCTAATTACGGACGATGAAATATCATACTTAGTTTCTCAGGGACTTATAACCTCGATAGAGAAAGGTAATTCAATTACGTATCAAGCAACTGATCAGCTTAAAAACCATTTAAAACCTGAAAAGGATTGGTTTGATCAGTTTTACGATATGTACCCAGTCTATATTATGCGACCAGATGGTGTAAAAACCTATCTTAGAGCAAATGTAAACAAATGTAGACGCATGTTTAATTCAAATGTTGGAAAAAGCTCAGCAATGGCCCAACATCTCATTGACTGTCTTAAGTTTGAACTCGATAAAAAGAGTAGAACAGGAAAGTTGATGTATATGAAGACAATGTGGCGATGGTTAGTTGACCATCAGTGGGAAGAATCTGAGGAAGAAATGCAAGACCAAGTGAACGAAACAAAACAACAAAGTTATGGAACAGAACTCATCTAATCTTAAGATACGACCAATGTCTATAGTAGCCCAAGAAGCTATTGACTATATACGTGGTAGGAAGGAACACAGTGTTGTGTCTCTAAGAACAAGATGGGATAAGCTCAACTCTCAGTGCATGGGAGGTATAGAGCCAAACACTGTTTATACGTTTACTGGAATTTCAGGAACAGGTAAGAGCTCTCTTGCAAATCTTATCGCAACGGACATTATTGATCTTAATCCGAGTGAAGACATTGTGATTCTTAATTTTTCGTTAGAAATGGTTGGCTTTAGGCAGGTCGGAAGGACGCTCTCAAACAAGCTTAAGAGAACGACTTCTGACCTGTATAGTTCTGAAAAGGACCTGGACGACAAAACCTTCGCTAGTGTCGTATCAGTAGCCTCTAAGCTAAAGAAGTATCCAATCTACTTTGTAGACAATCCTGGTACTTCTACGCAAGTTAAGAATACAATTATGGCATTCTATGAACAGTATGTAAAAGGTACTGGAAAACATTTCATTATAATGTACGATCACGCACTTCTAACAACGCGTGATGGTTCAGTATTGGAGACAATAAGTAACCTGCTTCAAGTCTTCATACAAGCTAAGAAGTTACCTCTTACGAGTATTATACTTCTTACGCAAATGAATAGAAACATAGAACAGCCAGAAAGGATTAACAACCCATCGGGACATTTCCCAATGAGAAGTGATTTATCATCATCAGATGCTGTATTCCAAGGCAGTGATTATGTCTTGGCAATGCATCGACCGGAATTGTTGGGAATAAGGGAGTACGGACCCATGAAGTTACCAACAGAGAATAAGGTTTATATGCATATCTTAAAAAATAGAGATGCAGGTAAGCCGTGCATCATCGAATTCGAGAACGATCTTAAGTTCAACAATCTGATTGAGTGCTAAGCATCTGAGAAGACGTTTAACACATTTTATAGGCTGAATATTATGATTAAGAATACTTTTATCGTTGACAAGACTAACACCAATAACAATTACAATACGTATGACAACTATTCTGAGGATCTCACTTCTCTTATTTTGTCTTCTGTGATTGCAAAGAACTCTTCTATGCAGCAGCAGAAGCCCAAGAAGAAGAGTTTGTTTAGTTTTGTGTTCAACAATAAGCCTGCGAAGACAACGAAGCCGACCAAGGAGATTGGCTTGTTGGAGGCAATCAACTATCTTGCAAACGACTATCGCCCCAATAACTATTGCGGTGATTATACGAAGATTAAGCTTTCTGACGGTACGATTATTCGTATCTTCGGTGACGATGAGGTTCAGATCAACGATACTCTTTTGAGTCTCGATGATTCTGCAGCCATTCTCAAGTTGCTGAAGCCGTCAACACAGAAGTTGATAATTGATTTCGTGATCAATTTCAAGTTCTAATATATAAAAAATAGACTCAAGAAGCATGATAACACTACCTACAAGTAAGGTTCCAGCAACATCCACGAATCCCAAATTTTTGATTCTTTATGGGCGCCCCAAATGCGGAAAAACGTCCGCTCTTGCCCAATTAGATGACAATCTAATAATTGATCTTGAGGGAGGAAGTACGTTCATTGATGCTATGGCTGTACAAGCCAGAAGTGTTAATGAGCTTGGAGAGATTGCTCAAGCCATTAGAGCTAAGAACACTGAAGTGGGGCATAATTTCTACAGGCATATCACTATTGATAATGCCACTCGTTTAGAAGAAATCTGCCTAAGTTACGCCGCTATATTATACAAGAAAACTCCAGTTGGTAAGAAATGGGAGGGGACAGACGTCAAAACTCTTCCGAACGGAGCCGGGTATTTATATATTCGCCAAGCCGTCCGCAAAGTTATTGACATGTTCCGTGAATTGTGTGATGAGTTCATTCTAGTAGGTCATGTAAAAGACATACAGATTGAACAGAACGGTGAAGAGCTTAGCCAGATGGCCCTCGATTTAGTGGGAAAACTTGGAACCATCATCTGTGGCGAATCTGATGCTGTTGGACTCGTATATCGTAAAGGTAACGAAACACATGTCAGTTTTGTTGGAGGAGATGGTACAACAAAGGAAGCACGAGCTCCCCATTTGCGTGGAAAAGACATTATTATTGCAACAGGTAATGATGATGGTACAATAACCACGTATTGGGATAAAGTGTACAAGAACGATTAAGAACTATAAAGTCAAGAAATTATGTTTAATACGAAGAACGCAGTTATTACAAATACAGAGAGTAACGGCAACTACATGCCTGCCGGTATCAATGAGAATGTGCATTTGAAGGAGGTTAACGTAAATGTATCTCCTACTGGTCTAGACTTCCTGGAGATTGTCTTTGAGAACAAAGATGGTCAGACAGTTAGTATGAGTGAGTGGCAGAACAAGAAGGGTTTGTATACAAAGACCGATGAGGATCTTCAGCGTGCTGATGATCGCCAGTTTGGTCGTTTGATTCAGATCATCAATTGTTTCTATCCGACAATCGAGGATGTTGAGCTTAACTCATTCAAGGAGATGATCACTTGGGTTAAGAGTAAACTTGATCCCATGATCGCTACGCAAAAGGAGCTTCGTCTCAAGGCCGTGTTCGATAAGAACAATTATGTAACAGTCTCAAAGAACGGTATCTTTGTAGAGCCGATGACTGTGGACAAGAAAGATTCCCAGATAAAGAAGTTTAGTCGTGACAATTTTGAACGTACAATTGTTGCCGACAAGGAGACTTCTAACGACCCGCTTACTGGTAAGAGTACTCCGGATACTGGGAAAGGTGCTGACGACCTTCCATTCTAAAATGGTCAGTGGTGGAATGAATCCTAAACCCTAAGCTTACCGGATTGTGCTTTAAACAATCCGACAACTCGTGAACGGTTTTCCTTAGTTTGTGTGTTTAATAAGGAAGAGAGGTTCGATTCCTCTCCACGAGACTAACATAGAACTTATAAGTCAAATGTATAGCACAAGAACAGCTAAAACAATGAGTTTAAAAGACTTATTGGATAAGTTGGATGATTATGCTATTTTCTCGTATTATCTTGGTGATTTTAAGATCAACAAGCTAATGAATAGTCCACTTCGATCTGATGACAAGAACCCATCGTTTGCTGTATTTAGAAGCAGAACTGGAGGGTTGTTGTATAAAGATCACGGCACTGGTGATGGTGGTAACGCTATTGATTTTATCAAGCGATATCGAAACATCAACACAAGACCAGAGCTTGAAAAAGAACTACTTCGTATAATAAGAAGGGTTAATCCTTCTCAATCCTATCATATCTCCACATACGATTACTCTACGTACCATGATATGGATTTCGGAATAGTTCGACAACCGTTTACTAGCGTAGATCGAGATTACTGGAAACAGTTTTCAATATCTATGTCTACATTAAACTTGTATCAAGTGTTTAGCATTAAATATTTTCTTTGTAATAGAATCGTCCGTGGAATCTACAAAGAGTGTAATCCTATGTATGCGTATAAGGTTGGTAACAAATTTAAAATATACCGACCTTTAGCCTCTAAGTATACTAAATGGCGTTCTAATCTGACAAATGAGGACGTACAGGGATTATCTGAATTGCCCAAGGAGGGTGGGAGTATTCTCATTATCACAAAGTCTCTTAAAGATGTGATGGTACTACATGAGATGGGATTTAATGCTATTGCTGCAGCAAGTGAGACAACATTCATACCTGAAGATATATTGGCTACTTTGAGTACCAAGTGGTCTAAAATACTAATACTGTACGATCGAGATGCGACAGGAATGTCAAATGCTCGTAAGTTAAGTAAGAAGTATGGATATGATGCATTTTTCATCCACAAGAGCTTTAAAGCCAAAGATATATCAGATGCCGTTAGAGACAACGGCTTTGATAAAGTAAAACAATGGTTGACCAAAACGTTAAGTAGATATGAAGATACTATGATACAAAATGTCGAAAGTTAAGGCTAACAAAGCGATTCCTAAAGGAACTAGGTTAAAACATGTAATTCAAGATGGCTATGAATTTAAAAGTCCATTAGAGGCTTATACTTGGAACGAATTCAAAAAACATAATATTCCAGTACAATATGAGCCTCAACATTTTGAACTACAACCTAAGTTCGAATACCTCGGGAAACGCTATCGCAATATAAAGTATACTCCAGACTTTATTGGAGATGGGTTTGTGTGCGAATGTAAAGGGAGGGTGCAACGAGACTTCCCCCTTCGTTGGAAGATGTTTTTATACAACTTTAAGCTGAAAGGCTTAGAACGAAAGGCGTACATCGTACATAATCACAAAGAGGTAGATTCAATGATTCAAGAGATTAAATCCAGAAACAATGAAAGAGTTTGCTAAAATGGGTGACAAAATTATTCCGTCACCTCAGGGTATTGATTATGAGCTTAATTGTGATCATGTGTATGAGATGCAATATGATCCATATAGTGGTGAAATATTTCTTGTAGAGCGAGATCCTATTAAGGATCAAGCGCTATATTTTACACAAGATGACAAGAAGTTTATTAATTGTGTCCTAAACCATGCATCTCGAAGTGAGAAGACTACTGGTGTACTACTGTGTGGTCTAAAGGGTTCAGGCAAAACTGCTATGGCTAAACATATAGCTAAGAAGTCAGGAATGCCTGTGCTGATTGGAAATCCCTGTATCAGGATAAATCGTCTGAAAGAGTTTTGTGCAAAGATTCATCAAGCTGTTTGTATAATATTTGATGAGTTTGAGAAGGAGTGGGATTCTTCTGAGGTACTAACTCTTTTGGATGGAGTCCAAGACGGTTGTAAGCGATTAGTGCTTATGACTTGTAATGACAAGAAAGGTTTATCTGATTATTTGTTTGACCGCTGCTCTCGTATACGTTATCAACGAGAATTCTATGGTGTTGACGAAGACATAGTCAACAAACTGGTCACTAATGTTTGCGGAAAAGAGGATAAAGAATTAGCTAATTTTATATTCAGCAAGTTCAAAGTGTTGTCTTACGACAATATAATGTCTTTCTTGGATGAGTTAAATCATTCCAATGATTCGAAAGAAGATATTCTCAAATTCATGAACATAGCACTCAAAAATGAGTAATAAAGAGTCAGACGAACTGAAAAAGCAATTCGAGATTGCATTTAAAAACCATGATCCTAAGCTTGCGTTAGAAATAATACGTAGGTATAAGGGTTTGAGACATCGATCCAATGGAAAAGACTAAGATCCCGTATTATGAGGATATGACTCGAATAAGCAATAGCAACATAGGCTGGTTCCTAAAGAAGGGGCCAGCCTATTTGCGTAATATGCTTGATGGGAAAGAAGAAGGTTTGAGCTTACCACAATTAGCTAAGGGTACAATGATACACGAATACCTTCTTCAACCTGAAGAGTTTCAAAAAGACTACGTTGTATGGGATGCTCCGCAACCAAAATCCTCACAAGAAACAAAGTTCTGCGAAGAGCTAGCTACAACCACTGAAATAGAGCCTGATAAAGCCGTTCTAAGCGCATATAAAGCCGCATACAGGACAACTGGTCAGAGTGAGAGTAAAATGCTCTCAGAAGGCCTAAAAAAGGCCTCTACGCTTAATTTGTATATCCAAAGCATTAAGGAGAACGATAAGCGTATTAAGATAAGCCCATATACGATGAATAAGCTCATGGAACTGTCTGAAGTATGTAACAAACACAAGAAAGCAAAAGAGCTTCTTGAGAATGTAACTAATTCGGATGTAAAAACATATCATGAGTTTCACATCAACTGGTGTGCATATGGTGTTGCATGTAAATCACTGTTAGATTGTGTCAAATTTGACATCGATCATAAAACAATAACATTGATGGACATTAAAACAACATCACATCTATACTCATTTGAAGATAGCATGAAAGAGTTTGACTATTTGAGACAATTATGTTTCTATACAATGGCTCTTAGCTGGTATATTGAGAATGAATTAAATGATGATCCTTGTGACTGGGCTTTCAAGTGGTATATTGTAGGAATTTCCAACGATTGGTCTAATCAGGTGAGAGTGTTTGAATTCACATCTGATCAGGTCTGTAGTAGGGAAAATACTATAATTAATGCTCTTCAAGAAATCAAATGGCATCAAGAGACAAATCAGTGGGATTATTATAGATCTTACTATGAGTCTGATGGTGCTGAAAAACTGAACCTATGAGTCGATTGTTAAAATTTGCTGTATCTAATCTAAATACGAATCTGACTTATTCTGATGTTAGTCCACAAGCAGGCTTTGTTAAAGCCAGCTTTGACGATATCGATAGGCCGTTCTTAGATAATCACTTCTTTCTGATGTATGATTGGAGTGTTAAGGATAAGCAAGTAGCTGCTACAGAATATAAACTACGATCGTTTGATAATTTGTATAATGTACGTACAATGTTTGTCAATAAAAAGCCTTATGTTGTATATGCATTTACATTACCTGTAAATCTAAAGCGTATGAAGAGTTGTTCATTTATAGATACGAAGACTAAGAAAAACGCATTAGACTTTTGGTGGAATTACGATTTCAACTTTAGTTCAGATATATTGAACAATAAGTTATATACACCATATGTGTATGATCCTATTCCTGCACAAGATTATAGGCCAGACGACGAGTCTATGTAACAAAAAAAGGAGATGTTCAGATATACTGAACGTCTCCTTTTCTTTTTTATATTATATATTACATCATTTGTCGTGATGTTAAACAGATAACAACATTACAGATAGTCATCAGAAGTCGTCTGTAAAGCCTTCGTTACCGAAATCATCCGTAAATTCATCATCAGAAACCTTGGATTGATTATTCTCAACCCATTGTGTCTTCTTAGGAACGATGAAATTGTTAGGTGATTGTTGTAAATAGAAGTTTGTGGTAGATTTAATACCTTCTACATGCAACCCTTTAATGAGTGCATCTGCAGAAGTGTTTTGGAATATTTTAAAAATGTCCTTGGTAAATCTATTAAAACCTTTATATCCACCTTGTTTGATCTCCTCATCTGATCTATCGTTGATGATATCCATTGGAATATCCATCCATCTGTTCAAATTTTCAATATACGATTTTGCAACAGACGGTGTACTAAGTATATCCATAACAACGCCTGGTGAATACGCAGAAGCTCGCTCTTGAAACAACTTTAACGTAAATGCAAGCATGTGCCAACGAGCTAGGTTTTTAGTTGCCTAATCCATATTACTTGTGTCTACGTCAATTATAGGTTTTCCATCAAATGGAAGTAAGTCAATAACCCATTCAGGATCTTTATCAGGATCATCTCCGTCATGACCATATGTAAACGGAACAACAAATCCTAACAACGCTACAACAATACCAGCCAATATAGTCATATCAGCAATCGTTCTACGAACAGCATATCGTTGATTGTCTGTATATTCAAGATTCATACCAGATTGTTCAGACTTCTTTTTCCATCCAATAGCTTGACTTAACCAAGTTCTACGTAACCACTTCTGACAGCCACGTATGAAGTCTTTAAACACAGCTCCATCAAACTATCCTGTTGATAGATTTTCGTAACCCATCTGATCTCCAACATGTCCGTATTCACTAGACCAGCTTATGTTTTCATTCTTATTGTTGAATTTAACATAATCAATACCGTTGTTTCCAAACATGTCCCAATATCGATTTACGAAGAATCCACGCATCAATAAGAAGAATGAACCCCATATGTTCTAAGATAAGAATGCTTTTTCAGACTGATGAACAACTCCATTATATACGGATGTACGATCATGTAATAGTTTAGCCATTCTATTCTTAAGATCTTCTGTGACGTATTGTTCATACTCTTTTTTAACAGAGAAGTTACCATCTTTGTCAAATTCATAAGCATCCCACAGTGTTATTTCTGATCTTTTCCAAACACGTTTACCAGCTTTACGACCAAGCTTCATATTATTCAGAATATTACGCTCCATATCAATGATTTGATTACGAGACATAAACTTCTTTTCACCAGTTGTTGGATCTTCAACAAGCTTAAAATGTCTATAAAAAGCAATCAGCGTTGATGTGTTAATCATATAATCAGCTAACGAATATCCAGCCATTCTTCCAAAGAACATGTGTGCAAGTTTATTTAGCTTACTACGATCAGTTTGTTTAAATATACCATGTATATCTTTATCACCAGCCTGATTATATCGCATAGCTGCTTCGAGCTTGTTATGAGCTTCTCTGGCTCCTATGTTGAAAAACGATTGCAGCGAATACATCATTGCATGTGTCCATCCGTATATGAAATCCGAAACGGTCATATATTTACCACCAATAGCGTCAACAAATGAACTTATCCATGCATCAGCATAACCGACAGTCATTACCGTGATATTGTTACCCAAAAGAGCAACTGTTGCCAAAGAACGTATTGTTTTAGCACGTTGTTGAATGGTTTTGTCTGACTAAGCGTCACGTTTGCTTTTAGTTCTAATCTTAGCAGATGTCTCTTGACCAAATACACGAGAATCAAGTATGTTTTTAAGTTTCTGAGCTTGCTTACCTTGATCTGTACGTAACTATTGGTTACCACCCGGTTCTGTTGTTTCAAGAGCTCTTTGTAAAAGTTCCCACGATGCAACATGCTTAGATTTGTTGTTAAAGTTAGCAGCCATTTGATAATACATAATAACAGATCCTAATACATCTGTTGTTATCAAAGACGGATCTTCTAATCGTTGTACCCAACGAACTGGTAGGTTTGTAATAGGAGTACCATCTGGTCTACGAGGAATATCTAAGTTACTAGTTGCATCTGCATGTTGTTCAGAATATTTACCACTAAACGCATCAACACCCATGTATTTAATAGTTTTCCACATATTACCATTAAACATGTTACGATACAACATTTGCATCTTGTCGCCAGTTATTTGCGGTAATAATTCTGATCGCTCTGAAGCACGTTGAGGTATATATGAATTAGCCTCATCCATAGTGCTTTTCAATGCGTTTAAGAACTACATGTATTTACTATTCTTAGCCAACTTATCATATTTATCATTATGATAAATATCCTCACGTGGTTGTACGGGATGATTATCATTTGAATCAAAACCTTTGTGATTTACAAAATCTGACATCTCATCAAGTTCTTGATAATCACTAATCGGAACTCTTTCGATCAGTTTATACGTCTTACCACCCTCAGATATTGTATCAAGTTTTGGTGCTAAATATGAAAACGCACTTAACTATACAGTTCTACCACTTTCGTCGACATATGTAAATAAATCTGCAAACTGTTGATACATTGCAGGATTAGTTGCACCAACTTTATTGTACACTTGCGATAGATAGTTGAAATACGCAGTGTGACTACCATCTGTTGTAACACACTGGATCATATCAGCAAATGTCTTGAACGGAATTTTAGGTTTTGTTTTAGAAATCTTACCTTGTTCAATAAGCTCACGTTTAACTTTAGCAATCTCCTGGTCAATTCTCTTAAGCTCTCTCCACATAGATGTGTCAGTTGATAATCCAGTACCAGCTTTATCTAAGTTAGGTTGATAGAACCCGAGTTTATATTTCATGAGATTTATAAGCTCCTTCTTACGCTTATTTAAAGCGTCTAGTCTTGGATCTTTATACTTACGACCTAACTGTGATAAAAGATCATAAAAGTCATCGGTGAGTTGCATAGAAGTATTATCATTTATGAACCTATTACGTTCATTAGGATCTGTTATTTCTGATAAACGTTTATTATAAACATCATAGTTGATTTTAAACTTAACATGATTTTTTATAAATGCGTACCAATCAGAAAGTTCATCAGCTATACGTAATGCATCACCTTCTTTTGCTCGTACATTTGTTATTCCGTCGGAATCAACCCATGATTCATAATGCGAACTAAGAGCATTTTTCTATCTTCGTAATACTTCAAGCTGCTTTTTCTCTTGAGGAGATAGTAAGTTTGTGTTGATAAATCCATCCTTATCACGTATATTCTTAGTTATGAGATTTATATTACGATTTATCTGATTCAGAGCAATAAGTGTGGATCTTGACAAATAACGTCTACGCTGTTTATAATAATCAACAGTATATCGTCTATTCGAATGTGTATCCAACCAATCATCTAACTCATCGTAATATTGATTATAAACAGACTTGTCTGCAAGTTCGTCATCATCATGAAACTGGACATTACCTTCATCGTCGAATGTTATAGCATGAGCTCCGTATTTATCAACGTTTGAGTATTTCTCATTTAACTATGCAATAACTTCATCACGATCTTTATAGAACTATCCGTAGTTAATAGGTCGTATAAAGTATCCAGTTGGAGCACCTTTTTTATCGAGTTCCATGAACTATTTTTGAAAGTTCAATATACTTAATTGGGAGCCGACAGGACGTATCTCGTTATACATTCTAACGAGTTTGTTGCCAACACTTAATGTTTGACGATGAGTTTCAAGATCTGCATTTTTAATAGCATCATCGATCATACGTATAAGTGAAGATCTACTACGAGAAGCCATACCTATCCAAAATTCACCAGCATTTAGTTGTCCATACATATATGAACCCTCTAAGAACTCATAAGCTCTTTGTCTAAAAGCTGCTTTATCTTTAAGATCTAATGTATTTACAGTCTGATCTATATAATATTTAGCATATGGATGAAGCAGATGCGTTTTATACGTATCATATAATGTATTTAACGCTACATTTAATTGTTGACAATATGCAGCAAGATCAACTCTACCATCTGGATTTAAACTATACCAATATTTGTTATACTGAGAAACAGCCGATGTTGGAGATGAGAATAGTTGATTTATGTATGAGAATAATAGCTGATAATGACCTAACAAATCTCGTTCTAGAGATATCAACATATCTGGGTTCCACTCAGAAGGATTCTTATGAACAATAGATTGTATATATTGGTATACATGTGCGATATCGCTATCAGCATTACGTAACGAATCAAATAGTGCATCATACAAATCTTCAACCTTATTGCCATCGTATTGCTCAAATCGTTCAATCTAGTTCTTAAGTCTAACTATTAATTTCTCATTACGATTCTTCTTAGCTTGAGAAGCTTTTAAACGACTTGTTGTACTAGAATGTAGTTTGTGTAATATATCACGATCTTTTTCATTTAACAACAGAGATGATGAATAATCACCAACAGCTCTATCGTATATAATCTGTACATTCTAATCGTGATGAAGTTCTGCATTCCACATTTGTGCAGCACGTATAGCGTTAATGACTTCTGCTTTTTGTTGATCGGTAATAGTCTTAACACCAAAAACGCTCTTAGCTAATTTGGTAAGATTATCCCAGAAGCTAGCTATATAATCAAGTATAGACTTGTTGTTTATACGATCGTTGATGTTTTGATCAGTGACGGCATTTACTAAAGCTCTTTCAAGATATTCAGACGTTCTAGAACCAGTGTCATTGAATATATCTAAGCCTTTTTGAATAAGATCAGAATTCCAAAATAAACGAATATAATCACGAGCAATTGCTTTATCAACAGCTACTATATCACATTCAATGAAAGCTTTATATAAAGCTGTTGTCACATTGTTATAATCACTAACACCAGCTACTTCATGATATAGCTCGGAATATTTAGAACGATATTTCTACCATGTATCCTCGTTTAGTTGATTTATAGTATATTCTAAAAAATCATCTGTTTTACGATGTCTTGTTGCAACGTAGATACCATCAACATACTATAAGTTGTAACGATTAGCCAATAACTATTGTACGGACTTAAGAGAATCTTTCATACGATGACTATCATACTCGACAATCTTAGCAGCTCTTGTTTGATTATCCCAACCTGTTATAGATTTATTTATCTTACTACTAACACTTACGAAAGCATCTTCTTGAGACTTTAGCCATCTATCTTTTTCGGATTTAACCTAATCAAATACATCAGATATACTCTTTAAAAACAGTTGGTTGCTTAATGAAAAACGTTGTTCAAAATCAGGAATTGTTTTAAGCTCAACAAACTACACATCATCTGATAATATCAGTTCTGTTAATCTTTTAAAACCAATACCTTCAGCTAAGTTCTCAGCTGTGATTTCATATTTCTGTATGATAGCATTAAACTTAGGAACTCGCTTTAGATACCCGACAATACCTTTAAACAAATCTAAAACTTTATCTCCGAAATTATATTTAGCTTTAGATTTCTTTTTATCTGAAAAACGATGTTTAAACTCATCAAATACGTATCTACTCAACGCCTGAGTAACCAACTCTTCATCTTGGTGTTCTTTATACAAAGCGTTTATTTCAAGATTCAATTCTTTAAAATTATCCTTTGCAAATGATAAGAGTCTTTTGAATAATTCAGGATTATCCTGCTTAATATTGTATATAAGAACGTGCAACATTTCTTCAGCTAGAATCTAACCGTTAAATCTACCAGCACGCAAGTATATTGTATTACCAGCAATAAATGAATTAGCAGACCTTGCTTCAATACCCGTACCTTTTCCAACAGACCAATCTGATAACTTATTCCATGTTTCTTCGCCAGCAACAAGTATTTTAAACCTGTTTCCAAATACGTCCTGTAGCTTTTGTTTAAAAGCTCTTAGCATATCGTCTGGATTCCCAGGCTTGAATAAGTCACGGGATATTATATCCTTACGATCTACTGTCAAAGGCTTTTTAGACTAGCTATATGCTTGTATAATAGTATAACCACCTTGGAAAAACCATTCATTACCATGTCTTATATATTGACGTGTTGGGTTGATTCCACGTTCATTCAAAAGTCGTCTAGCTTCCTTAACAGCTCTATATGTATGACCAGTTTGTGTTTTGTTTTCCTCAAACCAGTTGATCATTGATTGTACATCGAGACTGTATCGTAGACCACCCTGTAATGGACTTATTGTACCGTCTCTGTTGATAGATCTTATATTATACTGATCTGCAACGTTGACAACAACATTGTACGAGTCATCATCAACTATAGATAGTGATTTATCTAATGTAGATACGTAACATGGATATACGGAAGAACTTGTATCTGATAACGATATTGCCTTATTTGTAAAGGCTGTAGATGGTTCGTTAGACTCATAAAACAAAACCCTCGGTTCTCCGTTAGAATCAACAGATGTGCTTTTATAATCAAGACCGGTAAGCCAATCTCCAAACCAATCTTTAAAATATTGTGTGTATGTTACAGACTTAGCTTTTATAGCCTATGATCGATCTCCATATAACGATTGGAGATTTGAAAACAAAGTAGAGTCGGCTCCGTTAGGAGCCTTATCTACCATGTATCCATTATTAAGTGACCATACAGCATATGCACCTACTTCACCTAAAGTAGATACAAGCTCATTAAACTCTTTAGCTACGTCTGGATTACTTAAATTAGGACAAAAATACATATTAATTACCTTTACAATGTTTCATAATATCATCGTTAAACAACGATTGTTTACGGGAATCATCATACTTAACATCAATAGATTCGATTATAGGAACTGCGATATCATCGTATGGCGTGTCATCATCAACATTCTCCAAAAAGTCACATATATGATTTGCAACAATGCCTCTTGCGTCATTATAACTAATATAATCAGATATCATGAACATAACTTCGTTAGACACACCAAGGTCTGAAATATTATACAGTCTTTCTCGTAACTATTCATCATCTATTTGCTATATTTTTTCACGCAAAGATTTATTAGAAATTGTGCCAAGTATATTTTCAGAATTATATATTTTAGCAGCTATGTTGATTGCGTCAATAAGCGACACTCCGTTTATAACTGACTTTCCTGTTATAACAGGTGTTATATATTGTTGTTCATTTGGAGAAATAGCATTTAATTTATCTATAGCACGCTAAACCTACTCATCAACATCTATATCTCCTTCGTAATCGTGTTTAACCAAGCCAACCAATCTTAACTTTTCTGCTGTTGATAAAGGTGCATCTGATTCGTTATACGCAACTTCAGCGTTACTTGTTACGAAATCCCTCAGTGTCATATGATTAAAATCTTTCAACGTCAGAGTCTCAATATCTTCCTTAGACCAATCAGAGAATGTCTGTTTAAGGCTCTACCAGAACTTAAGAATCCAATCCTTAAGCTTGGATATTATATCAGAAGATCCTTGCTTAGCTTCAATCTCTGAAATAAGTTTAGCACCGCCTTCACCAACAAGCCTTGTATGAACCTCGGAAGCAATCATAAATTCACGCTGTGCATCAGACATATTAGACCACTTCTTACCATAGAACTCACTATTAGCTATTTCGTTCCAAAGCTTACCACCATTGAACTACTTCATTAACTCAACACCACGTATCCACAGTGACGGATTTTTCGAAGCAACAACTCTATCCCAAATGTGCGTATATTCATGTATAGGATGTTCTGGCTTGTCGATACCGTATACAGTAAAACCACTATCTTTAAGGTGTTGAACAAGTTGTTCTGTTACTGATTTTTCAGAGTTATCAGTGCTAGTAGGTGTACTTGTTTGAGGTTGAGTAGTACCAGGCTTATCGTTTGACTAAGTCTGTTGCTGAGTTTTATTAGTAGTTTGCCATGTTTCAAACACATTCTATATTGCACGCTTACCATCATCAGTTATCTAACGAGTTCCGATTAACGCAGCATGTCTAGTCAGATTAGGTTGCTCGCAATTAATGAATTTCTCACCATCATACGTTTTCCAATGATTATCATCCTAATCAAATAGATATACTGGGATTCCTCTAATAATACCTCGTTCAGTAGCATATGCGGTACCTCCGTCAACATGTCCGTTTTTACCAAGGCGACCTATTGCTAATATAGAATCTGCCGAATTAGCCTACAACATATCACGTCTGACAAGTTTACCAGAATAACTATCTGCGCTTAATTGTTTGCGCTAAAGTCGTTCTACAACTTCTTTGTATTGCTTTTCTATCGATTCTTTATCATCACGGCTTAATTTATCATAGTCGTTAACGGTATAATGAATCATATCAAAACCGTACTTCTAAGCAACATTTCTCCACTCAGTATCAGAACCAACGGCTCCTCCAGAATAAAACAATGCTGTTTCTGGATTAACTGTTGTATTATTAGCAGTACTTGGTTGATTACCAGTATTAACAGGTTGTGCTTGATCATCATCAGTAATAGCTGCTGCTACACCACCAGTTTGCTCTGTTCGTAGATCATTCAATATTGCAGCATACTCATCTCCGAAGTTCTTTTTTATTGCAGGTAATTGATTTATAAAATCTGCTGATTCTACAAAGGCTCGTAATGCACCTTGGTTTACAACATACTCTGTACTAGATGGAGTTGAATCATCACGACCATATTCTGTAACCATGAATCCTCCAGATACTTTAGTACCCTTAGGTTGTACGAGCACATATACAGGATACATAATACCACTATCATGTCTTGCAAATCCATATAGTTGATATACATTATATTGACGCTATGAATCATAGTGGTTATACGAACGTGGTATCTTTATGAACTTTGGTGAGCTTTCAACTGCAATACTAGGTTCATACATACCCTCATCATTCTTTTTAAGAGCTGCTAATATTGTAGGATAAGCAGACAACGTTTGCTTATTACCATTAACACTATTCATCTTAGCGACACCTATAAAGTTCGAAGATCTCTTACCATTAGCATCTTTTGAATAGAATTGATATGTAGGAACAAGTTTGTTATCATACCAATTGTTCAGAAGAACATCATTAAGATCAACAGTTGGGATATAAGAAGTAAGCTACTCTAGTTTTCTATTGATGAAATTTGCATAACCACTCTTCTTACGCCAAGATGCTGGTACATACTTAAACATCTTTGTAAAACCTTGAGTATCTCCAGATGTTATGAAAGCGTATACAACAAGATCTCTTGCAAAATTACGTATATATTCAGCTACTTGCGGTTGTTTATCATTCTAATATTCCAATAACTCATTCCAAGCGTTGATTATATAGTTCGTATTAATACCACCATCATCAACAAAGTTTTGAAGCTTGACAAACTTCAGATCATCATACGTATCAGGACGTTCTCCAAGAACAGCATCTTTAGGAGAATATTCAACTCGTTTTCCAGGGATAAGCATTTCTAACAATAGATTACCCTGTAAATCAGAATAATCACTGTTATGATATATCATAGGTTTGAGACGAGATAATCTGTCAAAAATAGTATTAGCTCCTCCAAGTAATCTACATACTCCATTAAAATTACCATTTATGGATATGTTCAGCTAAATCTTATCGTCTTTTGCTGACAGCACCTTTAATGGAAGTGCATTACCGTTTTTATCACGAGGAATATATTGTTGAAGATTTCCATCTTTATCCTTGTACCAAAGTAGTATAGGTTGCCCAACATAACTCTTTAAAGAATGCTTATTGCCAGTAATTGACATACTATTTGTAGAAGCATCGTAAGAAAATTCAAGATCTTCAGAACTAGAGTTGACAAGATCGTGCATATATCTTGGATTATCAGATATTCTAGAAACATAGTCATTGAAGAACTATGACTTAATAGCTGCAGACAATGCCTTTTGTGCTGATTGTACAAATGATACAGATAATGATGTATTACCAGCCATTGTATTCAGCTAACGTAACATTTGTATGAATCCCGGAGTTGATGACATAAATTGTTTTCCAAGTATAGCTTTTGTTAACGAAATTGCATTTCTAGTCTTCGTACCAACATAACTATGTTCGACTAGATCTAACAATCCAGCAGGCTCGAACAATGCACCAACATCTCCTTTCTTAATCAATACACCATCTTCGTCTGTAGCAAATTCAAACAATTCGTCAAAACCTTCTTTATATACAAGTTGTTCAGCAGCACTCTTACCATGCTTTTTAGTATCAATCTTACAATATTTAACAAGGTTTGCTAAAGCATTTGCGTACTTGCTAAATTGAACGTATGCAAGATAAATACCTAGCTGACGAGACTTTAGGCCTTTTTGATCAGCGATATCGTTTCCTTGTGCATAATCCCTAGCATCTTGTTTAAACTGTTCACTCTCAAACAACTTCTTTATAGCTTCATTTATAGCCTATATAGACTCTTTGTCACCAGTATCTATTAGACTTAATGCATCATCAAGAGTGTTACCATCAAATGTTACATCTTTACCAAAATACTGTTCAGCAACATCTTTAATAGACTACTGTTGTCTGCTATACGTAGATCCGTTCTATTGCATGTATTGAGACGAAGCTTTTACATAAGCATCAGCCATTTGTTTCATAATAGGCTGGGTTAAGAAGTAGAATGTGTTTCCACCCCATCCTGTACGTAATAACAGGTTCGTAATATTATACGAGAATGGATTGACATTAAGTCTGGATATCCAAGGATCTTTAGCAATATCCACGTGGGCATTGATCATAGCTGAAATCCATGACATGATTGAGTTGCCATCAACATCAAGTTGCTTATCAAGTCTACTTAATCCAAGTGTATTTAAAAGACTTGATTGGGATTCTCTAAATGATATATGGTATATCATTGTGAGAATTTGATTATTGTTGTTCAATGCAAACGGTCCAATACCAACCTTACCTGTGATATAATCGTTCTTAGATGCTGTTTGACGAGCTAATGAGTAGAATGAATATGGAGATTCTGTTTTAGATTTACCAGAACCCTCTATATCTTTAAGAACACTCTTAGCTAAGTCAGTATCGTTATCAATAGATCTATGTAATATCTGTACGTTACGAGGTCCGCCATTATCCTTTTTATCGATAAGTAACGCCAAATACATGTCGATAATCTTATTCTAAAGTCGATGTTCCTCTGTGAGTTCAGATTCCTTAACAAGACGTTGTTCTACATAACCGTATATGTTTTCAAAACCCTCGGTCTTATAATTAAGACCTGATAGGAACAACTTATCAATATCCATTTATATTAACTTATACTTACGTATAAGATTAGACTATATCTTCACACTTTCGTGTGTTTCCAATTTCCACATTATTGTGTACATCCAACGAACGTCTTCGTTGGCTCAAATCATAAGTTATTTTATGTATCATAGATGGTACTTGTAGTACATATGGTTTTACTATATTTATAAATTTAACACCTTCTTTTGTACCACAACACAATGAATATGAATCTTCTTTACGACCCTCGTGAAACATGTAAAATGATATGTCCCAGACTTCTTTAAAATAATCAATAAGAATTTGAGTATCGTGTTTTGTAGTACAAGTAGATATTTTAATATAAAAACCCATCTATCTACCATCTTTGGTTTTACGTATATTTATATGACCATCGTCCATATACCAAATAGCTATTCCTTTAGCATCTAATCGATTTAGCAACTTACGATTAGCTATTTGTTTTATTGGTTTATAAAACACTCTACGTAATACTTTAGTAAACGGTATAATGTTTAATTGTGTATATACAACATTAGACCCTTTATTATATCCGGCAACACAGGTGTATGATTTACAACCATTGTTACGAATACCAGCATTATTTAATTGTTTTATCTACCACTCAAGATAATCTTGTTGTTTATATGAACGAGCTATCTTATATACATTATTTTTAGAAATTGTACCATCGCCTATTAACATTGCGATTAGTAAGTTTCTACTATCTTTATTAAATTTAGTTTTCATAACGATAAACGTATGTTATTTATGATTTGACATTAGTCGTTGAACCTTCTTCTATAAACGTATACTATAGAAGCTTGGCTGCTGATTATCCATACAACATGGACTTCCCAGCAATTAAAGAAATTTAACGACTCCAATATTTTAAAGTCGGAACCAGTAATCTTTGTAAACTCTTCTGGTAGAATAACAGTATCGTTGACAACAGGAATTACATCAACACATCTTAACGCATGGATTGAAGACTGTGCCTGCGTAGGAATACGATATGCTAATATATTTGCTTTAGCCTCTTCTCCGATTATACCGTTGTCAATAAGCCACTAACGAGCATCTTCAAAAGATAATTGACGTTTTTCTAGTTTTGTTTTATATATGGTGTTACCATCCTTATCAACCTTAATATTACCGTCTTTATCCTTAAGAGGTATTTTTGCTCCATCCTTTGTTAACTCAAACGTTCGTTTTGTTTGTATATCAAAATCTCCAAGAAGCTTCTTAAAGTAGTCTATTGACAATACGCAGTCCATAGAACCCTCTTTATTTATCATCTACAGACGCTTACCATTGTATAAAGTTACATTATTGTCTCCAACTATACCGCCATCACTACGTTCAAAAAGCTTAGATCCCTACATTCCCCACACAGATCTTTGAATAAACGCAGCACCAGGAGTTTTCGTATCAATAACTTCTCCATTAATCTTAGCAATAAGTTTACTCTCTAAGAAGTTAGAAGACTACACAGCATCTATAGGCATTGATAAACGATAACCAGATTTCTCGTCACCTTCAACCTGAAGTGATGATAACAAGTTTATATTTGGATCATCACTCTTGATCATATCAAGAACAGTTTCAATAAACTTCTTCTAATCTATTACAACCCTTGATAGATTATTATCATCAATAACTTTTCCATCTCCATCTATAATCTGTCCATCTTCATTGGTTTTGAAGAATTGTTTCATTACATTCTACATACCAATGTCTGACAACCTGTTCATAGAATTCATGATTGTATCTAAGAGATCTTGTCCTTTTATCTTAGTTCCATCACGTAATACATAATAGTTATTGACATTCAAGTTACTCATTACAATTTTAGTAGCTTGAGTACCGATGTTCATGTATTTTTTCTCATTCGGATCAGTGTTCAACTGCTTACGTAAATACTTAAAACGTTGTTCGTATGAGTTGAATTTAAATGTATCTAAGAACAACGGCTTTTCATCTCCTTCGACACTGGAGTAATCATCCCATTTAATAGGCTGAGATCCTTGCGAACCAACTTTAATAGCAGAGTTAATCTTTAGTTGATCAACACCTTGTTTTTTCATTGCATGGAATATGTTGGCTGTACGACCATATGCAATACTTTCAAAAATCGGGAACAATGCATACTTATCGTAATACGTAATCATTATTCCAGTTTTAGGATCTCTACGACGTCCAAACGCAGTATATTTCTGAGTACCGATGACTGTTGTAACAATTTTGTTATACGCATTCAATTTAGTACGAACAGTATATATATTACCACTACGTAAAATCTTAAATGCTTCTTCAATATCACTGCTCCAAGAACCAACCATTCTCAGCAAAGCTTCGCACATTTCATCAGTTATGTATGCACCACCATCAGCAACATCTATACCATCAAGTTTTTCATCCTTAGACAACCTATAACTATCTATAACAGATTTAGCCTTCTTTTTTATAATAGCAATAATACCTTTGTGCTTGGATTCTAGAAGTTTTTCGATCTCTTCATCACTCATTCGTTCAAGTTGGTTGTCAACGCTATTACGAGCGTCTTGTTCAAGATCATGTCTGCGCCTACTAGCTTGTATATCAGTCTCATCTTTATATTTTTTGAAACCCTCCAACTTTTTTTCAATATACTCATCACATAACATTGAATAAGCAGTCTGTCTAAGCTGGCCAGTATATACAAGAGGCCTCATATATTCAACCTATGGAGACTCAATCATTTCATTATTAACCTCTGCTGATACATAAACACCTTTCTAATAACGATCTGGTAACCCAACAAGACCTTCGAAGTTATTTGTTCCAGTAGAAACCATACCACCAAGACGTTTAAGCTCATCGACAGTTCTATCAATCAAGTTACCATCATCATCGTATTTCCACTTATAGAAAGCAGGATTTCCAGCAAACAATCGCTCAACCTCATGTCCAGATATCAAAGCTTTGTTAGAAAGATCGTTGATATAAGCAACTATTGCTTGGTTAAGTATCTTATCACGTTGTACCTGATCTTTTTCTTGTCCCTTCTTGATATTATATTTAGCACATATAGCACTATAAATACCTTCAATAGCACTATTGTTCAAACCTATATTTTTAATAACATAGTTCTTCTTGTTATCAAATCCGATGACATCGATAAGGCCTAAATCTACAAGATTCTGTATCTCATTTCTGGTATTATGATCAAGGTTTCTAGCGATTAATCTACGTTGTTCAGAGATAGGTTTACTAAAGAAATGCTCTTCAGCTGTTTTAATATTGTCTTTATACGTATGGCCATCCTTTTTATCATTAAATGACACAAATACCTCATCGCCATTATTATCAAGCTCCCACACACCAAGTAGTGATGAGAATCTAGCACCTTGTTCTTTGGTATAATAGTTTGCAACAGCTGTAGATTTAGTGCCGTCTTCATTCATCTAATCAAGAGCTTTTTCAGCATCTTTAACAGATTGATATTCAGAATAAGCATAACTCATGAACAGATCTATGACATCTTCTTGTTGCATGATGTTTCCATCAATCATACCTATACTTTCAGCGATTTCAGGTACAGATAATATTGTTCCGTTTGGAGCATACATCTTGAGATAATCAATTCCAGGAAGCTTTATTCCACTAACGAATGTCCAAGATTTTTTATCAGACAATGTTGGCATTATAATACCACCTGACTCAAGTATACAAAGTTTTGATATACAGTCTTCAGTATGACTTATGTCAAAATAATCCGAACCAATATCATCTTTATTATCCGTTCTAAAACCAATAAAGTTGTGTAATCCAATACGAAGATTCGGGTTGTTTGATAACTGATCCAATACGTATGATCCGATAAAATGCTTTCCTCCAAAAGCATCATCCTCAAGCTTTCTATATATGAATGGATCACGACCATCTGTTAATTCTACGAAATCAGAGTTTCGCATGTTTAGATCATGCACAACATCAGACATATAGTTATTATCAGACATCAGATAGAATTTGTTCTTACCCGTGCCTAACACTGTTAACTGATCTGAATTATGTCTGTAGTTATAAACCCATGTTGCCAGATTTTTAGTAAATGCAAATCTGTCATATATAGTCTCCAACTTAACCTTGCCAGATCCCCTTAACGAATACGCCATGTTGTCATCGACATTAAGCTTTCCGTTTTTACTTATGTCACGTAAGAATTGTAAGAATGACGTTGGTGAGTCTTCGATGTTTGTAGAAGACAACATCTAGTTCAATGCTTTGTAATTAACAGAACCGTATTTATTAAACAATATCCAATCAAACACAGGCCTTGTTATATTGATTCCAACAGCGTTTAAACCACTTACAAGTCTATCTAACGCCATATCGAAATCATCCTTACGTCCAGGGCTATCCAGATATTTAATTTCATATAAAGGCTTTCCGGCTTCTTTACTCTTCTTAGCATTGTACTGACGTACAGGGAATAAGTAAACCTCTCCTTTAGGTCTTCCTGTATTAGGCCAAGATGCTCTCCAGGCAACCCATTGTTTTAAACCAACAATGTTTGCAACCTAACCGTTCTTAAGCGTAACCTGTTTGTTAGAGTCAATCATATCAGCAATACTAGTAAACATCGTACTAGCATTCCTGTTTCTAGGATTAAGAACACGACGTCCATACTGGTCTATAGATACTAAATCAGTACCTCCATTTGCTAACTAAGCACTCCATTGTAATGAATATTCACGAGCAGAATACTCTGTTCCTGAAGGAGTTAATGTTAACTTATAAAGACCAAATGGGGCTTCTGACTTAGCTAATTCTTTATTGTATTGAGAACGTACAATATCAAAATTATATTTATTCGATCTAATATTTGATACTAGCTGTACAAACAATGCTTCTGCATCTGCATCACCTTTATCAACCTTCTACTTAAGGGCCTTTAGCTTTGTGTAAGCAACATAAAATAATCCATTGGACATGCTTGCATTACGCAACGTATCCAATAATTGCTGTACGTTTTCACAATCATGGCACAGATTAAGTATCATGTTGTACGCAATATTCATAGGTACATATTGCGGTAGTCCATACTTGTTAAGCTTATTTATAACTTTATATTGAACCAAACCGTCTTTATATACCAACTTACCCTTTTCAGTAAGCGGCTTTAATTCGCAATCAGCGATTGTTGAGAAGAAGAATTTAACACGAGATGATGATTTATCAAATCTACTAAACTCGAAACATTGTCTTGTATGTTCTCCAATATCATTTCCGACAGAAGATCCTGCATCAGATGCGTCTCTTGAATCACGTTCAATACGCTCATGAAAATCGGTTGAAATACTTGAAATACGTGATGCCATATCTCTTCTTAACTCAACAGCATCAAATTTTTCAAGAAGCTCTCTCATACCAAGTTGAGCTGGAGTTTTATATTCACCATGACCAAGTATATCTAGTTTAGATTTATATAGACTTTCAACACCTTTTTCGAATGTTTCTTTATTGATATGCTTTCCAATATTTGCGATATTAGAACCATCGTCCTTAACATCGAAACCATGCATGATACAGAATTTGGCAGTCTCCATCAAATTATCAAACATATCATCACTGATGATATTTGAAAACTCAATACCGTGGTTTTTATAATACAAACCTCCAAACAGATCATTAAATCTCTATACAGATTTCTTATCTGGTTCTATTCCAGCGTATTTGCCTCGTATTATAGCTGCATACAAATTATTAAGATTTCTATCACTTCTTTGACTAAAGCTTAATATGAAATCTCTTATATTGTTAATAGCACCTTTTATCCAAGTTTTAATACGACCATCACCTTCTTTTTGCTCAACATACCATTTAGAATAGTTCATGAATCTATCTGCAAGAAGCTCTGCAACTTCTCTAATAGCATTCTTACGAATAGCATCATCTTTGCTATGGATATCCAAATTGTTACGTTTTGCATAGTACTCATATAAGTTATCACGTATTGCTGCAGGAACACACAGTTCAAATGCAAAGTGGAACGCCTCGTGAAAATCAACTCTATCTGGAGCGTATTCACTAAGTACAATGGCAGATGATTTACAAATACCCAACACAGACGGGTCACGCATTGCATTAGATATAAGGTTCTTTCTGAATTCGATCTTACCTTCAAATTGCTTACCAAGTATCGTTGTTATACGACGTTGTGCTTTTGCTTTACTTATATGAGTTTTACTAGGTCCTTTCTGCTTATAAAAAACAACACTTGATTCATCAGTATTATCTATTTGAGATTCGCTAAGTTCTTCATTAGAATCATTATCAGGCATTTGTTCAGCCCAATCTTGATTCGTAGTATAATCATCAGGATTTATACCAGGATCTGGTTTAGAGTATCCTTCCGGTTTAACTTCAGTGTCTTCTTGAACTTGAACATCTGGTTGTATAGGGCTGTTTGCACCAGTGTTAGATGGTGCCTAGTTTGGATCTACAGTTGATATGTCCGTAATGTACATATTAGGTGGTGCAAAACCAGCACAGTCTGTTAAAAATACACCATGTTTAACATACCACCCAAGGCCACTCAATCCACTATAATCATCAACAGCTTTAAAATCAGACATATCAAACGTCAATGTCTCAGTAACCTTGAACTATTGCTGATCTGGATGTTGTATAAACCAATCTCTAATTGCTTTTATAGGAAGTGTGTTGTCTTTATTAGAACCAAGTCTAGCTAACATGAAACTATGTTGCTCAGGTATGGTTAATGTTTTCATCACACTGCGGAAATTTGTTTTTCCAGCATCTGTGTTCAAATCAATCTCACCAGCATATCCAAGTTGATTGTTAGCGGCTAGATCTTGACGCATTCGTATACGTATCACACCAGGTCTTCCGGGAATTAACTCAATTGCTTTTAATCCGACAAGGTTATCTTGGCTTGCTGCTATTGGCATCAACAATGATGCAAGTGCTCTATTAGATACTCCATTTGTTTTACCATTGAGTATATCTGTATTGCTCAATACACTGATCAAGAAATCAATATCATCATCCGCAAATGATTTCTTTTGAACAGTAACTGGAATTACAGCAGGCTGCTTATCACCTTCATCACGTGCAATTCTTTTTAAATAAACAAGGGTACCTCGCTCAGGAGCGTGATTTGGATTGTTATATCTAAATATTGTTCGTTGTTCACGATCTCCAACAAGCGTGTTGATATTCTCACCATTAGCGAATCCAAAATCGTTTGATGCATTTGACATCTCTATTTTATATAGATTTGTACCAGCAAGAAGCTGTGCATCTGGATCTGTTAGTGGTCTTAACACACCTTCTTTAACAACAATACGACCATTTGTACGAGCCATATTAGCTATTATTTTCACACCGGGCTGTGCGTCTTCAATACTAACAACACGATTGTACAGATTCTATCCGTTCTGGCTTAGTGTACGTGGTTTACCTTTAACAAACGCTTGATACAGATTAAGCGGTATGTTGTTATAAGTCTTACCACGGTACGTGATATGTGCAAATAAACTTGGATTTGTATGTCTGGCACTTTGTGCACCAACATGTCGTTCAACACTACTTATTTCAACAACAGCATGTGTTATAAAATCAGGAGCATTAAGTAGTTGTGCAAGCTCTTTATTTTGATTTTTATAGAAGAACTCATAATCTAATGATGGAGACGGGTTTGTTTTAAGATCACCTTTGTTTGCAGCAACTCTATACTCTCCAGGAGTATATTGAGGCTACTATGGCTTAGGTTGTGCAGTTTGAGGTGTACGATCTTGTACAGGCTACGTTGGTGTATTAAGTATCTTATATACATCAGCATTATCTACTTGGTCAAACGGGGTCATTTTGTTTTTGAGACCGTTGTTGATTATATCCGGCCACTGTCTCGCACCTTCATATGCTGATTTCAAATAAGGTACTACATCCTGTCCAAGTTCATTAACAAGATGCTTTACAAAATCGTTGAATGAATATATACCACGATCAATTATACCAACAGCATATTTTGCCATCAGAGTTAATAATCTCGGATCTACTCCAGAATTTAACTGTCCGGTCTTACCTTTAAGTATATCAAGAATTTCACTACGAAGTTTGCTCATCTCTTCGTCAGAAACTAATCCGAACTAACCTTCGTTCTAATTAGTATCAGCACTAGGACCTTGTTGCTGTGATGGTAGTATTTTAACTTCACCGTCATGCATCTCGCCTATAGACGATTTTGTTCTAACAATAGCTGTTGACTCTACAAATTGCCCATTCTCAGTTTTGCTTATATAAGATATTACACCAAGTATCGTTATATTAAGCCCTGTGCATTTATCAACAAACTCTTGATTAAGAGAATATTCTGACGGTAATTCAAGTGTTGCAACACCTCCGATGTATTTACCGTCTTTTGCATTTTTTGCAACAAACTCTGTGGATTGTACACCATTTTCATTCTTAGTACCGTTGTTTACAAATCCAGTATAATATACACCTTTTTTACCTTCTTTTCTTACAGTAGTACCTTGTACGAATAACTTTTCATTAGCCGCTTGAGAATCACTAGGATCCTGTTCTCCAGTCAAAGAACCTTCTCTATCAATATTAGCGATGTCTTGTATGTATTGTTGTGAGTTGATATAATTATCGTAAGCAGCAGCTGTTTGTGCATACTCGGCTTCAAGATTAGATATGCTGTTACGTACATTGTCAAGCATACTATAATACTTAATAGCCTTATCGATTCTAGATTTTAAGTTCTTAGCCTACTCAAGGGTGTTTACAGTAAGTGATTGTTCGTCTATTAACTGCGACTCTTCATTAAATCGATTTATATCATTAACAAGTTTATCGAGAACTTTGATGTATTTATCAAGAGATTTAAGCCTTGGATCTGAGATGTAATCGTATGTATTTGCATAATCCTCATATGTACTTAGTTCTGATAAATATTGATCTAACGTATTATACTATGTATCAATCTCTAATTTAAGCTATTGATATTGCTACCAAGCCTCATTAACAGTGTCAGGTTGCGTTGTATATAGTCGTTGCATCTCTGTGCTTATAGGCAGCATTAAACGCAACGGAGCACCGTTGACAAAGTTACTAACGCTCAAGTTGTATATGTTATAACCATCATTAGTTTCCTACCAATTATAGTCAACAACATATGGTAAAATTTCAAGAGACTCTACACTTAAACCAAGTTCGGCTTGAATAAGCATCTAATAAACAGTTTGTTGATTCGTGTAGTTTTCGAATGGAGATTGTTTTTGTCCAGATTTCTTATTTGCTTGATAAAAGAATCCAGAATACTCAGCTATGACAACAATTTCACCATCTACAACATCTAACTCAACACCATATTGATTATTAGCCGCTTTACGAATGCTGTTGAGTACACTGCGTGCAGCATCTGTATTGTTCTTTACATCATCAACTGTTAACTTATCAAGTTCAGATTTAAAATCTTGTGCAATAGTACTATTTCTACCTCGTGTTTTAGCAAACTAAAGTCTAGATGTTTTAAAATCAATGATATGTATTTTACCATCTTGATCGATACCGATCATATCTGTTTCACCAGCGACTCTACCAACTCCAGGAAACTTAGCATGCCACGTATAAGCATTTGTAATCAACGTCCATCCAAGATCATCGAACTATTTTAGAAGACCCGCTAATTCAATAACAAGATTGCGGATTTGTTCATCAGACATCGACTGACTTGCACCAATATTGTTAAGTATAGATTTTACGACACCAATTCCGTATTCCACATCTTGCTCATACTGATCTTTATTATCAGCATGCATGTTGATATAATCAAGAGCTCTCATGCCTTCAATGTGTCCAAACATGAATCTTGAAATCTCATCAACAATGTTTCCTACTACGACACTCGGCCCAAATGATTTCTGAATAACAATATGTGCAATATCTGTTATTACAGCCTACCACTCAGAATTGTTTTCAAGATTATTGAATATAGGATGCTCAGTAATATACGTACGATATACAACAAGGTCATGTAACATGGATTTTTTCAGATGTTCATCTTTCAGTTTTTCGTTAATCCATTTAACAACCTCGGCCTTTGTAGTAAGTTTAGATAACTCCTGAACTACGAGTTTACGACTTTGGGTCAGATCATCACGCTCCTTGTATGCTTCAGGTAAAGTACTATGGACTCTGTTGTAACGTAATACAGAACCATCGTCTTGTTTTATAAAGTATGACCTACTTGTAGTATCATACTTACCATCCATTGCTGATACAACATCGTCTGCATTACGTACACTCAATGGTTGTTTTATTACACGAGCTTCGTCATCTTTAAGCTTATTATCGAGCGCATCGAACGTTTCTTCCTGCGAGGTCTTTGTTTCACTAGAGCTTAGCTATGTACCACTACCTGCAGGAGTATATTGCTGTTCAGGCTGTTTCTGAGTAGGTTGTGATTCCGGCTTCTACTGTGGGTTCTGAGCAGGTTGTGATTCTTGACCTTGTCCAGCACCAGCCTGAGATTCTTGTTGTTGTCCTTCAGCAGGTTTTTGTTTATCATCTGGTTTTTGTTCTCCAGCAGGCTTTTGTTCTCCAGTAGCTTGTTGTTTGCCACCAGTATTGCTTTTATCTTCAGGAGCTGTTGTGTCAGTTGGCTGTTCCTAACCTTTTTGTAGTTCAGCGTATTTTTTACTATGTTCCTTTTTAGTTCGTGCAAAAGGAGTATCTCCTTCTGGATTATAGAATTCATATCCAACATCGACTCCTTCTAACAATGATGCCATACGTTCTGTATACGTATGTCCTGAATTAGAATCCCATTCTCCAAAAATAGGAGTTTCTTTCACCTCATGTTTATCAGAATAGTCATATAAATAACCATCTTTATCAATAAATGTACCATCTGGGAGTGGGTTTACAGGAACACCATCTTCATCAAGCTTGACTTTAATCTGATTTCCATTGCTACCGATAACAGGATTCGGCTTAGATACTATGAGAGGGCTCCATCCGTTTTCCTCATCCATCTTTGCTGTAACCTCTTCGTCAGATTCAAATGCGTCAGATGTAAGTTCATTCCAGAATTCATCATTTGTCTATTGTGTTTTACGAATGTTGTCCATTATCTGAGCACCATTTCCACCGACAAATTTGATCTTCTTGTTATCTCTCTACTGCTTTCCAATAAAGTTCGCAACAGCTTCGTTTGCGTTATTAATATTTTGTTCTAATGCAAATCGCTGATAATATAAATCAGAAAGAGCATCATGAGTAGATTGGTCTAATACAAGACGCTGTACATCATCTCTTGTTCGTACTGAATCCTTATTATGATTTCCGTAACCAACTGTTTCAGCATTTGGATCTTTTTGTTCAAGGCCGATACTATAAAGCTCATGGAGATAATCATTGATTCCAGGATGTCTAACTTGTGTTTTTTCTTCAGTAACATTCCCATCCTCGTCAAATACAGGACGCTCTTCAACATAACCTTCTACCAAACGCTTTAAGCTAGAATCTATTGCATTGAGATACTTATTAACACGAGACTTTGCAACACCATTATCAATAGCTTTGAGTATGGTTTCTTTCATTCTCATCAAAGCGTCGATCCTAGCCAATGCTTCTTGATATCCAAACTTTTCTTCAAGAGCTTTTGCTGCACGTTCCTGAGATTCATTCATTGCGGAAGGATCTACTCCGAGTTCTGCGAGCTTTGCGTTTGTATATTCATCTGTTTGATTGGTACGAATATCTTTTATACGATTATCTATTTCAGATAGTTGCTCATTGGTATTTTTCAAAACATCTTGTTGATTGTCAAGAACCATGTTCCATCCAGCAACAAATTGTTTATATTCATCTGTAAAGTTACGTGTTTTTGTATATACGTCAATACCCTGATCTTTAGCAGCCTTTTGCAAAAACTTACTTCTAGCAGAACTTGCAACTCTTGATAAGTTTTTACGTTCTTGTTCAATTAGTTCTGGTTGTATTAAATAAGATCCGGTGTTATCATGATGATTGTTGTTAATCTGCTCAAGGTGATCAAGAGCTCTTGACATCGCATTATATCCAGCACTAAACCATCCTTTAGACGCATATTGAACGTATCTACGTAATGTATCTGATGCATCAGCCTAATCAACAATATGATTATTCATCAACCATTTATCAGCTCTCATCTCAGATATATATGGTGCAGAAGCCTGAATAACACTCATACGAGCCGTGTGTCCCAAGCCACCTATTATACCACCTTTTATTTCTGCAAGACGATCTTGGTCTTTTATTTGTAGCATGCCTAGTGCATCGAGAGGAATACCAAGAACATCTTTACCAACATCAAGTCCGAGTAGTGCGTCATCGAGAACAGCGTCCCATAAACTTTGATTTTCATCAAGCTCACCACGCTTAAACATCTCAGCATTCTCGTGTTGTTTACCTTCCTCAATACCTTCAGATAACGCAGCTGTATTTAAACGTCCAAACAGCTCTCGTCCAAAAGATCTATTTGTCTTTCCAATTAATGTGTTTTTTCCAAAATACTGGTTGAAATACTTAGCTCCTAAAGCGGCTGGTTTTGCTCCAACTTTTTTCAACCATCCTGGTGTGATCACCAATGCTTTTTGAGTAGCCCTACGAACTACATCTGCGGTATTCTATCCAAGTTTAGTAAGACGTTCAGCCATTGTTGTTGCAGCAAGTCTTTTTGCAACCTTTGATGATGCAAACCTCGATGCGCCATAAGCAATTGATCCACTAATTAAACCAGCACCAGCTCCTGTTAATGGAGATGCTGTAGCGAACTAACTACCGACTCTTTTACCAGCTTTAAGTGCAGTTTGCCATGCCTTACGTGCAGCTTGACTCTTCATAGAACCAGCTACTACGTTACGTACAAACTTAGGCATTATCTTTAATGATTTTGCAACTTTTCCGAACGGAAGTACATCAAGAGCTGTGTCGATTACTGCATCAGTTCCAGTAGCAACCATGTCTCGTTTAAACAAGGCTTCAGCATCACGTAATGCATTAACCTTAAGATTATTTGCATTACGATCATTTACGATAACATTTCCAGCTAGATATTGGTCGATGAGATCATTCTCAGTCATTTTTCTAGCTTTCCAATCTGGAACTTGTTTTTTAGCAGCTTTTATTATGTTTTTGTAAGTATTTGAGTCAGAACCACCTACTTTGTTTATATAGAGTTCTCGTACGGATGAAGCTACCTCAGCATTATTTTCTGCAACAGCTGAACCCATGTTTGCAGCAAGCACGACCGGTGTTCCAACAAGAAGAGATGTACCGCCTGTATAAGGAGCTAAAGCTCCAGAAAGCAATCCCAGCGCCATCGAACCATAATTATTTCTCCAAGAAGAAGCAGATGATCCCATGACACCAGACAACTTGTATAAATACGTATTTGGGTCTGAAAGATCCATTCCAGGTTGATCGCGTTTACCCTTGAAATACGTAGATATACGTTGCTCATACATATTAGCATCGTCTCTGTTAATACGTTCTTGTTCAGACAAAAGTGCTCTTCTGTTCTTAGCAACATTCAACGCACTGTTTAACATAGCACGTTTAAGCTTTGCATCAGCATCTTTAAATCCTTCAAGACGCAACAACACATCTTTTGATATATCACGTAATGATATATTGTCATCGCCGAACAAAGCTGCCATAGGATTCGGCATAAGCTCTTGCGTCAGCTGCCATACAGATTCAAACCCATTCAGAAGCAATGCATCAAGAGATTTCCTACTATTACCAAGAGCATTGTATTGGTTTTGTAATGTAGCTATTGCATTCTTCGTTGTATTACGAACCTGTAATGTCTTATTACGCTCTTCTTGAGACATTCTAGCATTGTCTAACTTATAACCAAGATCGTCATATGTTGCATGCAGTGAGCTTAGTTTATCTTCGATATCCAACGATTTCTCATAATCGTTCATAAGTTGCTCATATCTTGAAATGCGCTGCATCATACCTATCTGGTTATCAGCTTGAGCACTATTCAATCTACTGAGATATGAGTTGAGATTATCACCAAGCCAACCTGTAAATCCTCCAGGGTTTGATTGAATCTCTTGACGAGCTATTTCTCCACGAGTAACGTTTCCACCACTTATTGGATCAATAATTGCGTCATCTGTGTCCGTACCCATTATTTTCCAAAAGCCAAATTTTGGTAATGTAGATTTAGCTTCCTCTTCAATCTCCTAACGAGATTTCAATGCGTCAGGAATATCTTTCTTACGTTGCTCTACACGATTACGGCGATCCGTCTCTTCTTGTTGTTCCAGTTGCTGTCTTCTACGAGCCTCTTCTGCCTATGCTCGTCTATAAGCCATCATATAGTCAATGGCTTTACTACGAGACTGTTGCTCATATTTACCAAGCTCATTGGATGCTCTATTGATTGCATCTCTATTAGCCATGAGCCTATATCCAAGAGCATACCTTGGATCGTATATCTGTTTCTTCTTTTTGGCCATGATAATAATTATTGTTCGTTAGTTATAAACTAAGCATCTCTTGTTGGGAACAATCCTGCTGCATTTGTTGTTCCACCAAATTGTTTGTCGGCATTTAATGCTGTATATGTCATTGATGTGTTACGATCACGCTCCTGCATCATCGGGATTATAATAGTATGCCCCTTGTCTGCAGCCTGAGATTCATTTAATACAATACCATATGGACGTAATATATTCTAATGTTCTTTTACATATTTGTACAACGGATCATTACTACTGACTTTATACGTTGCTCCGAATCTAGCATATACATTATACATATGTCGTCCGGGACCTCCACCAAATCCCATAGTGTTATACTGAGACTGACTCATTGTAAACTACTTGTTTCTAATAAGTTGGTCAACTCTGTTCAAATATGCAGACGGTGTTCCTCTACGTCCAGTAACAACTTTATTCTGATAATAAGCACTGACGTGTGTGTTAATGTCTGTCACACCATAATAACCTTTACCAGACTTATCTGGTCTAATACCAAACATTCCTGCGTAATACGGATGCGCATCAGAATTACGAGGAACCTCATAATGCTGTGCATACAGTTTTGAGTTAGCATTTATTCTGTCGTATCTAGACTGCCCCAACGCATCCATACCTTTAATATTGTTAGCAACGGCTTCGTAATTTTTACGACTTGTGATGTATTGACGGAATGCTTGACCAGTCTTACCTTGAATGGCGTTTAAGTTTATGCTGTATGTTTTATTAGTTTCCTGAACAGCTTTCTGCCAACCGTGTTTCCTTGCTACGTTAAGATAATGTTTAATAACCTCTGATACTCTATACTGTTTACCGTCACCTGCATTCAAACGATATCCTCCGTATAACCTAATAAGATTTCTATATGCTGTATCAGCAGCCTTCTTACGAGTTCTAAAGTTTGCTTGTAAATCTTTACGATATTGATTACTCTGATTGATAACTTGCTGTACTAGAACGTCGTATGGTGATCCAGGTGTTAATGTAGGACCATTTGAAGAACCAGATCCATTTCTTTCACGTTCTGCTGCAATCTGTCTAGCCTGACGTGCATCCTGACGATCTTCTTGGAACTTAATCCTACTCATTTCATTAGCGTGATTTTGTGCAATCACAGCGAACTGATCAGCAGATTTAGTTGGCTCCATAATACGAGCTGAATTAGCTTGTATTACATCTTGAACAAACTGTCTATCAATTTCATCTTGAGTTATTTCAGCAGGATTCTTACCAGCGGCTATATACTGCTTACGTACAACATCTGCTGCACGATCTCTGTAATATTTATACAAAGTATCATTCTGAACACCAGGAATCCTCTCTCCTGTAACTCTTTCAAGATCTTTTTTTGTAATACCCTAATATTGATATCTAGGATCGTATCTCCAACCGTCAAAACCTTCTACTTCAGCTTTAGTTAGTTCATGAGGCTTTAGGTCTTTAAACATTGGAGATGTATAGTCGTATAAAGATTCATACTTATATGGTGCTGTACGTTCCCAAGTTCCATCATCGATAGTACTCCAAGTAGATAGATCAACAGGTCTACCATACTGATCTCGTAAAGCAAACTGTTCAAATCCGGGATCATATAGGCCGTTGGCCTACATGGTTCCTCGGTTCTTTACGTATTCGTCTGCTATCTTAGCTGATTGTCTGATCTGATTTAACTTAGCAACAGGTGCTTGGTTAATAAGCTTCTGTATAAGAGCTCGACCTTCAGCAGATCGTGTTGGGTCTATACCCTTGTCATACATGTAGTTTATAGCATCTCTAACAGGTTTCAATGTGTTATCGTACCAATAATCAACATCTCTTGCAATAGGGCTCGTAAAATCACCATACAGCTTATTAAACTCCTTAGTCTCCTGCAAACCCTTTTCATACATATCTCTTGCAGCATTGATAGATGCTAGCATGATCTGAGAATCATATAAATCTTTTGTGGGTAATTGTATCCACTAGTCTTTTGAATATATCATCTTAATTTCATTTTAGGAGTGAAGTCATAATGTATAGGTTGTTTCCACGGATATCTTACTGAATACATGTTAGCAAGTGTTGCTAGATCAAGAGGCTTTGAACTAGCCTTTCTTTCCAAATTCCTTTCGTATTCAGATAACTGCTTCTGTTTGTCTAAATCTATCTGTTGCTGATATATATCAAGCATATTAATACCCTGCTTACGTTTGTATTCATTAGACATATAGCTGTTGAGATAATCCATAAAGTTACGTAAACCTACCTGCATACCCTGCTGTCTTGCAGCATGTGCGGATGCGTAGTTCTCATAATCTTGAGCACTAGCAGCCATTCTGCGTTTAGCGTAAGCATCACCAGCGTTAATCTTAGCCTGAGCAGCTTGTTGTGCTAACTGAATATTCTGTAGTTCAATATCATTCAAGGCTTTGGCATTGTTAGCCATTGTACCAAGAGCTAATGCAATTCTACCAGCACCTCTTTGTCCGCTTGTTAATCCGCCAATATTACCAACTTGATAAGCTGCTCGTCTTTCTGCATCAGCATTTGCTCTAGCTATAGCATACGGATTGATTCTGAACGAATCCATTTGATTAAGTGCAGCCTGTTCGTAAGGATTATTAGCATATATATCAGATCCTTTTGGACGCTGATTTTTGGCCTAGAAATACTGTCCAAGAGATAACAGTGCTCCGGTACCAGTTGGTATAATCGTATCTAATATTGTTGGACGACCGTTAGCATATCCAGGCAAACGATCTTTGCCGCATCTGTATGACGGATAATAACTCATCATTTCTCTATCTTGTTTTTGTTCATCAGCTTTGTTGTTTAGGAAATCAACAATCGGCTTCTTCAACTTGTTTATCTCTTGTTGGTTTATGTTGTCTGTATGTTGACCAACAGTGCCTCTGAGCTGATTTAATTTATTATCAGTACGTATTTCGTACTTCTTATTTATTTTCTCAAGTGCCTATATATATGGAGCAACTTCGTCTTTATATTTATAACCAGTTCTCAGATTAATGTTGTCTCCAAATACAACAGACTGATCTCTTAAATTAGCTAACTGATCATCCTTGTTAGGTGCTCCTTTGCTCACATACGTACCTGTTGCGTTATCAACAGATTCTCCATCAAATATAGATTCTCCTCCACTAACTCTAGCATTTGGTTTAGCACTGGTTAGCCCGATCGAACTCCACACACGTTCAGTACTTAACCTACCATTTAATCGCATACCTTTATCCTTACCTTTCTTAGCACCATATAACATCTGATTAGAAGCATCTCCATTCTCTTGTATATACTTATTTTGAAGATAATCTGACTAAGCAGATGCTTGTGCGTAATTATTATTTCTATTAACTGTTTGTTGAGCATCAAACAATCGTTTACGAGCCTGAGCCTTTCTTTTACCAGAACCAAACAATCCTGTTACGAGTCCTACAGCAGCTCCAATACCACCACCGACTAATGTACCCAATCCCGGTATGACACTTCCTAAAGCAGCTCCTGCTCCAGCACCAGCACCCATTGTTCCAAGTGTATTGATCTTATTCTGAGAAGAAACCTTTCTCATTTGATCGGCATAATCAATGTCATTCTGTTTCGTATACCCAAAGTTGCCTGTATCTACGTAAGACGATCCACTTTGCTGCATAAGGGATTGTGTACTATCTGTTGAACCAAATGCGTTTATAGCAGACCCTACGAACTGAATTGCCGGCTGTATCAAACCTCCGTACTTATTTATATTGAACGGAGTCTTATTGAATGATGCAGGAGCTTGTAGTTTAGGAGGAGTGTTGACCAACTTAGGCATAGCCCATGACGAATCAACACGTCCATTTCCAGACGGGACAGTCATGCCAGTATATGTTGCAGGATATGGATTATTATAATAATAATCAGCAAAACTCCTAGTATTTGGGTAATTTGTTAATCCATCTATCATGACCAAGATATTCTATATTTAGTTATTATATATTGTATTGAAAAGTTATTATCACCATCCGTAGTCATTTCAACGGACATTGTTTTATCTCGCATTCGATCTCCATACTAAGCATTGTTTGCCCTTGGAATTGCGTATCTATACGAATATTCTCTATTCGTTATATCGTCTTTTGTTAATGTGCCGGTACCAACTTTTGTGCTGAATGTCAATTTCATATTATTATACTCATCGTTTGTCTAAGCACCAAACTCAGCATTATCAAATATCTTCACATAGCTACTGTTATCGTTTACGACATACTTAAGAGAATGACCAAGATTACCTCCATCTTCATTCCACTTATACATCGTATCGTCTGTAAAGTACAAATCACTCTAGAATGACAATGCTGCTTTCATCGGTATTGTGTATAAACCTGTGAATGATTGTGCTTGCTCACTATATACAACAGCTCCAGTATCTGTAACATTGAATAGCACCTCGTTAAATTTCTTATCATACGTAACAACAGGCTCATAGTTGAGTGTGCTTGCATTCATAAGATTCTGTATTTGTTTTGCCTTAGATAATGATGTACTTCCATTTTGAGTATATGAGCATAATTCCCTTCTATCATTATCAAACCAGTATACCGCACTATCTGATTGAGTATCTGCATATTGACCAGCTTTCATACCATTTGTTGTTAATACGTAATCGTATCTTTGCAATACACCACCAGTACCAAGCATCAACGGCATATTACTATCATCAGTAATCTACACTCGTTCATTTACAGATAGTACACCAAATGCATTTTCTTGCCAGAATAACAACTGATTATGGAAGCTTTTTAGTTGAGTAAGTTGTCCATACTTAGAATCAACATCTATATAATTAGATGCTTGAAACTTACTCCAACTGTCTATACGTTCTCCATTCTACTTAGGCCCGGTGTAAACAACTCTAGTATCAACAGTATCAGATACCTCTTCTATAGATTGTGCTGCATATTGTTTAGCCGTTGGATCAATAGAATAGGCACTGTTATACTAATACATAGGAGTTGTTTGAGTATATTTATTCATCACGTTAGCAGGTTGTATTTGAGACAGAGTCGTCTTCCAATCTCCAAGATTCCTACTAAGCTCATGTCCATACGTATAAGCTAAGTTGATATTTGTTTCGACAGGTATTGCGTAAACAACCATCATAGTCTTCATGATAAGATATTCAGGATTTGCTTGTTTATGCATACTTACATACTCAAACGGCTGTATATAACAATCTCCATCAAAGATCACATGTTTAGTGTTTGTATCATCTTTCTTAAAGTAATTGCCGTAACTACAGTATGTGTTGAGAGATCTATCTACAGCAGAATAACCACCATAAGGAATAATATTCTTTCTTAGATTACATAAGAACGTACCCATTAAGCTCTCAGGTTTAACAACCAATGATACGTTATTTGATCCATCAGGATTGTATGGTATAAGTGATGAAAAACCTGTGATGGTATATAGATCTTCAGAACCTGGTTCACTAGGCTCATTCGGATTATGTCCTGGAACAGTAAACGGTCTGCTATTTACAGCATTTGATGTTCCAAATGTATCGAACAAGATCTGTGTTTCAGGATTTGGAACAGTTTTATCGTATGACACATTATCTAAATAATTATCGTACGGATCTATCTGTAACAACATGCATGATCCTCCAGGACCATATAACTAACAATCTCGTATGAAATTATTACCATCTTTAGCTTCTAGGTTTTGAGAAAATCCACCACCAGATACATAATTGCAATAGTTCGTATTACCAATAGCATCTATTTTATCATTGAACGATTTAGTCCAGTTTGCAGTATCTTTGATTTGTGATGCATAATCATCCCAGCTAAACTCTTTTGGTATTACAGAGTCTTTTACGGAGAACTTAAGACTGTTGGTGATTCTTCTATATACAGGTACATATCCAATAGCTTTATCGTCTTTAATATATCCAGCTTGCCCAATATGATTCGCATTATGTACACGCGACCAAACATTAGAACTTTGTTCATATAGTTTTACGTACATATATGTAGCATCTCGTACAGTTTGGAAACCACCGTTGGTAACATCGTTTTTATCTCCAGTAGACGATACCCATGAGACACCTCTACTAAGAGTACCGTCATTATTTATATATATATTCCCGTGTGATGGAGTTACGCCTGTATATTGTCCGTGTTTGCCCTCTGCATCTGTACTAATATCATCACGACCAGCTTGTGACAAACCACCTTCTCTAGATAGCTCAAATGTCGATCTGAACTTATATAATGAGTTTACAATATCAATACCATCTTTTTTACCACAAAGTGTTGGAAACAACACATTAGATCTAGCGTCATCTCCTCTTGGAGTCTTATATACAGGACTTAGAGTCTTATATACCGGACTCTATCCGTTATCAGATTGTACGAATGTATCATAGCCACAAGCAAATCTACCATTACCAGCAGATGGATATATACCACGATACTTCTTACCGTTATATGCAAGACTTGTTTTATATTGGTTGTACGTATTTCCAAGGGCTGTAGAACTTGCTCCAAATATATATTTTACAGGGTTTAGGGATAAAGATGTGTTGTTATCAAAATCCTTTATAGATCCTTTCAAATAAGATACTTCAGGTGATATAAACTGATATATTGTGTTATTTTCAAAATTATCAGCTTCACAGCCAAAGCTATCTGCATCACTATGTACTCTAGCATAAGCATCATCACCAGTCCAATATCGATTCGTTGTTATAAATCCACTTGGCGTATATACTGTAGAACCAGCTGTAGTCGGTCTTGATGCAAGCCCTGGCGAATATTGTTCAGCAATAGGTCTTGATATAACTCCTTGTGATATTGTTGCTATATCAGACTCTTTACGTTGACATCTAACAATCTCGTATCCAACACAGTCTTCCGGCAGATTACGTACATCAAACTCAATACCCAATGGTCTCACAATAAGATCTTCTGGATTATTTCCATTCTTACCACGAGCATAGAATGTTTCACAACCATCCCATGTTATATTAGGTGTACGTATATCAGCAATCCATTTGACGTTAGACGCAGATCCATTCTTATGATATAACACAATACCGTATCTATATAACTCATCTCGTCTTAATGATCTGAATAACATAGATGTCTTTGCATCAGAATACGATAAACTTGAGCTAACACTAACATATTCAGATGTATCATATTGTGCATTTTCAGAGCTATTATCATTGTGATATTTTAAATATTCACATACAACAGGTTTTGTAACATCAGTACTCTTATTGGTATTCTTATCGATACATATAGAACTAGTACCAATACCATCATTTCCCCATTTAGGATGTGTTGATAGCACAGATACATTTGCATCTCCAACTAATGATGCCGTTACAAACCTCCAAGATATATTAACACCAGTACCACCATAGTACTTATCTATGTCGTATCTACAATAAGAACCATCTCCGTCTATATAATTATAGCGATCATCAAGAGGTTCTGTTGACATATCGTTGTACTTATTGAAACAGTCTCCAGTAGGCTTAACAGTGTCATACGTAGAGCTTGTCACATTGATCTTATTTATACCAGACGCATCATATAAGTAAGCAATACCAATAGGATTGAATGAGTATGCTCGTGTGTCATAGTCTTCAAACAAATCGTGTTGCTGTTCTTTAATGTTTCCGGCAAACAAATAATCGTTCTTAGATTCAATGATCTTGGGGATAATATGATTTCCAGATACACTGTTGTATTCCTCCAGTGTTAATGTACCAAGAGCTTTCTGACCAGAGTCTATGAACTTTACGCTATTACCAGTACGCTTACCATCGTATATGAGCTCTACTAACGGAAGTTGTCCTTGTACCTGATATGATATTCTGTATATAAGAATGTGATCAAATTTATCAGGAACAGGATTATCTAAATTACATGTTATTGATACTCCGCATCCTGTTGCGTAATCACTCTTAGCACCCTTCAACTAATTTCCAGATAATGGTTTCTCTGGAATCTAAAGCTATCTCGTTGGTATAGACATCTCTGTTCCAGGACCATATAATCCATACAATCTATATGCATACGATACACATCCTGATTTAAGAGATCCAGATGTAAACCCGTTGATAATAGGTTTGTTTAACACAACAGATGAGTATATCGCAACTTCATCTATGTTAACAGGGACTACTTCTTTTTTAGGGAGTAAGTCTATAATCATCAATGGATGTACTCCATCTGCGATATATAGCTTACAGATCTTGTTTGTTTCGTATAATCCTAATACGCTAGGTTTATCTGAGCCAATCTCTTCTTTACATAAGAAGACTGTTTTTAGCTAAATCGGTTTGTTGTTGTCAAACGTCTTAACACACCATTTTGACTCGTCATCATTAGGCGTTTTCTATACAATAACACCTAGATTACGTACAACAGTTGTTGCAATAACGTTTGGCAATAAGCCTTTGAGTACAGGCTTAAATCCTTGTACCGCATGTAATTCTCCGCCACTAGACTGAGTGTCTGTTACAAACCTCAAGTTCTTAGCCATGCGGTATCTATTCTTATCAATAAACATGTCTGAAGTATCAGTATCCATACCACCAGAAAACATGTTTACCTATTGAGTATTTGTATTAGTCATAATAGCTATCGTTATAAGTTAATTCTCTATCACCAGTGGGTTTGAAGAAATAATCGTCTGCATCAATATCTGGTATCAATCTTAGCCAATCATTTTTAATTGATCTAAGATCATCTTGTGTTGGCATCATAGCTTCAGCATAAGCTTGTTCTCTATAATAAGCCCACTGTTGCTGTATATGAGTATAAGCCACTCTGTTATCGTAAACACTACGACCTCCAAGCTTACCTTTCATAAACTTAGGGAATGCTAGCTTCATCATTACGTACCAATAAATAGCTTCTTGATAAGCTGCATTGTCTGGTATAAGAGGGTATCCACGTTCATCTGTTGCGATAGATTTGTATACAAGCTTAATAAAACCGTCTCTTTTATTACTAACGATCCATCCTGGCTTAATAAAATACGTAGGACTACTCTATATATTACGTGCTAACTGATGAAATGCTTTATGACCGTTCATAGTTAACAACTGAGATTGAGATGTTATAAGTTTGTGTGCAGGATCCTGATGTTCAGGAGCAACTCGTATCTTATCAGGTATTGTCTTATTTGCATTGTCATGCGGAATATACATATATTCAGGTTTATGTACAATACCGTGTTTAAACCGGTGTATATCCGAAGTATCTTTTCTAGCAGGTATCCACGGACCATTAGGTGTGTTAGAATATGCTACAGTATCTAAATGGATAAGATCATCAGGGATTGGCACTTGGTAATCTATAAGCTTGAGTAACGGCTCATCTACACCAGACTCTTTTCTAATATACTACATTGGAGCACCAATCTTCTCAATAGCCTCAAAGATCCATTCTCGTATATCTGATATTCTATTACGAACCTCTGATGCGTCAGAATCAGCCATTATCTTAGCTATGACAGATTCACATTTTACATATTTGTATATCATTGATGTTTAAATAATCGTGTTTGTTAAATATTAGTTGAGCTAATTTACGCTTGTTAGCACGTACAAGACATAGTTGATATTTATATCTATCAGCAAACGTCATAGGGACTTTAGACCAATGCAGTCGATATTTATATCCATTACTGTGTTCATTCAAATGGTATATCACCTTGCCATACTCTCTGGTTAGTTTATAATCTATACTCAGAGATTTAGAATTATAGTTCTTGGGTTGATACTTACCAACTTGAATATAACCTAGTCCACAAGGCATTTTAAAGCCTTCTGAGCGATCTAAAACAGCTTCTGCTATAATCTAACTCATTCTGTCTAAAATGCGCTTATAGAGGCTGTATTCGACCTTATATGGACTGTTTGCTTTATAATACTTGTACATACTATGATACGTATGTGAATCAGTTTTATTTCTCATTATCTTGAGGTCCTGGCTTCTTTATACTGCTCAACGTTGCATTATTACTATCATCACTAGGCATCTCAACCATTAAACCAAGCTCATACTTCATGATATTTTGCTTAATTAACGGAACCATCCATGATGGTATTTTAACATCAGACTCATCCATATTATCAGAATCTTCATCATCATCAATGGTGTCAAAGATAGCTTCAACCCATATGTATTTAAGCTTACCTTTATCAGCAGTGCCTTCTATGTAAACATGACCGTCATCTTTATAATAACCAGTCATTTCTCCAAATGTGTATTTTCTAAAGTATTGATAGTGTCTACGAGTATGACTCATATATTGAATAATCTCTCCTTGCTGATCATATATAGCAAGAATACTATTCTCATCATTATCGTAGATATTCTCTAGAGCATCTTTAGTTCTTTTGAGAAATGTGGGTTTATCACTTAAAGATTGAACATCCTCTAACTCAAGAGGGCCTTTCTCTCGTATATACAGGCTGTCGATTAGCTTTACTACATCGTCATCGTCTAGCAGACCAGCTTTCTATTTATCAAACCTGTCTTTGATTATAGCAGCCTTATATGTACGAACCCATAATGCTATCTAAGCTCTTGATAAATCCTCACTCTCACTAATGTTATTATTCCTGACTAACAATAGGATGTCGTCAATAATCTCTTTAAGTGAAGTATATGTCATTTTACTAAGCGTTTACTATACGAACATCTTTGTTGTCTATAAGATCATTCGTGTTTATTATCTTATACTTGTACTTAGTTACTTTCTTCCAATCAAGAGTAAATAATCTCTAGAAGAAGTTCTTTTTGTTTTTGTATTCCTTACGTTTATATATGTACAAGTATTGTGTATTATCTAACTTAAGTCTCACCTATACCGTATCTCTACCTATAGTGTAGTGTACGGATGTTTGAGGATTGTATAGTATAGAGTCTGTATATACTGTATCTTTTAATATAGTCACCAGATCTCTAATAGTATCTCTCTCAACAACCCTCTCCACCCCCTTGTCGAGGGTAACGTCTATTTGCTCATGGTTGGTTGCACCAGTTATGATATTTTTAGACTTAATATTATTCTTCTTAGCTATACGATCCATCTCAACCAATAATGAATCTTTAGACTATCCGAGTTTCTTCATATTAAGTGTTAAGACATTGTTAGCCTATTGGGAACCACTAAGCATTCCCTAATAGGCTTCAATGTTATTCTAGGCCTCTAAAAGCTCTTCTGAGAGCATTTTATTCTTGTTGTGAGTAATTATACCAAACGCTGTTAGAAATGCGATTAGAGAGCCTACAAGAGCGTTATAGACGATCTTTTTGTGACTCATCAGCCACTTCAGTATCGCTGTCCACATTCTTAAGATCATTTAATATAGTATGTCGAATTCTTGCACCCATCTATTCGGTCTTATGTCGTACATACAAACCTACTCCAAATATACCTCCAGTTAAAGTGAAGCACTCTCCGATGAATCCTAAGATTTCTCCTCCTACTGTATTATTTCTAATAAATGACGCAAAAGCCATTGCTACGCCAGATAAAAACGAAGCAACAGCCGTAGCGTATTGCGTCACATCTTTCCAATTGTTCATATCATTGTATGGTGAGATGCACTTTACCTTGTTTACAAGCGTTCCTTATGATAGGATACAACTTATTAACAGTGGCTCTTGAGTTTAATACCATACCTTTCTTCTTATTTTCTCCGACTAATATACAACCTTCAGTATCCTTAGATGTATTACCAGAGTGTATCAGAATACCTTCAAATGAAGGTACATTCAACAATCTTGGAGTGAATCGTTTGTATTTAGGAGAATATGCCCAAACAACCTCATAAGTACCATATGGAATAGCTGTTTGTCCTTTAATCTTAACCTCACCGTTATCGAAAACACCATTCTTATTTGCATCACGGTTGGTGTCTTCTAATGTGTCACACATATATTTACCGTCAATATACATATGACCGATTGTGTACGTGGGTTTTAGTGCAACTCTTTTTATTAAAATGTTTAAATTACTCTCCTTCATACCAACCAAGTTCATCACTAAGATCTACATTAACAATAGTATTGTCAGATCTAGACAACTCAATATTGTTATTCTGTTTGTTGTATACACCAGACTGTATGTACTTGTCATCAGTCGTAACATTAGTAGACGGTTGCAGTTGAATATTGAATGTTTTTTCAATATTGTCTTTATTCATATCAACAATATTAGAAACAACCCTTACTCGCAATATAGCAGGAGTTGTATTAACACCTTTGTTTGTAATAACGATATCGTTAGCTATGTTTCCAATTTCGTCAATTGCTACATAATTACCGTAAATAGGATCGTAAATATCGCTACCATTCTGCATTTTAGTATAAACACCATCTACAACAAATTGTGTAGCATTATGTGTCTTACTACCGATTTTGTAATTAGAAACAACGTCATTGTTTTCTAAAAGTACAGACGGGTTTATTGTCACAGATGCTTTTGCAGGAATTGATACAGCACCACGTGTACCGAGAGTTACTGCGGTAGCATAATTATGTACCTTTATCTTAATAGATGCTGATACAGAATTATTGTCATACGACGTTACTACTACAGTACCGTACGTATCTCCAGCAGCAGGATTGGGAAGCTGTGTTGCACGAACTGTAAATCCTGCAGAGCTGCTATTGACAGCTTCAACACTAGATCCATTGGTTGTACATGTAATTTGTTTATTGGTAGCATTGGATGGAGTGAATACTGTACTTATAAATTGAGTTTCTCCAACAACCATGTCTGTTGAACCACTGAGCTCCAATCCTTGAATACCGACTTCAGAAACTGCACCAATCTCTATAGTTACATCAGAGTTAGTACCAGTTGAGTCATCTACGAGTCTAAATATGTTATTATAATCCATTGTGATAGTTCTTAAATTATCCAAACCATAACCGGGTTGATATATGCGAGCTACTACTACGATTTTATATACGCCACAATATAGCTGATTGTTTGCAGGAAAGTATGCATCAACTTGATCTTTATATTCTGTAGCTTGAACAGGAGCAATAAACTCTGTATCATTAGTATAATTTTCAACAGGATATATATGACTCCAATCAGGATGAAGTCCGAATCCATGATAAAAATAATGACAATGATGCTCAGGATATGCATAGTATCTTGGAAGACCTGCAAGATTCAAATCGTAAGCAGAAGGCTCAAATGCTGGGTGATGTGGTTCGCATGGAAAACGGCTGATAAACTTAGTACAATTTGCTATCTTGTCAGCCTTCTCTTTTTCGCGAGATGTGTTTATTATATATACTTTAATAGACTTGATGTTGATTGTATCAATACCTTTCATATTAAGCAGATTAATACGCAATCGTATATCATTGCCTATACGAATTCTTTTGACATTATCAAGCTATGTATCTTGATTTAATATATTATTATTCATACGAACTGATATAAAAAAAGGTAGGGTAGAGAATACCTCTACTCTACCTTTGTTGTTACTATTAAGGTTTGGCGTCTGTTAGAGCCTCAGGAGTTACACCAAAGATACCGGCAAGAGCTGCAATATCACCCTGTGCATATACGTTCAGCGTTTGCTGCGTATAACGAGTAATGTCGTCAGCTGCACGATACGGAGTGCGGAACTCAATCGTAAGCATGTTGTACTTACCGTCATTCTGTGCTTCGAGCTCGGGGCGAATGATCGGCCACGTGCAACAGCCCTGGTTCAGGATACCCTGATAACCCATTGCCTTAGACTCTTCATCACGTACAAGCTTGCCCATTGCAGGATACTGCTTACCCTCAGTCTTTGAGATAACAACACCCTTCGGGAAATGCTTATTCTTACTCTCCCAACCATCAGCAGCAGGATCTGTGTAATACGTATTTACAGTAAAACGAACCTTAGCAGCCCAGTTGATAGTGTTAGAAGCATCGTCATCATCGTAAGGAAGTGCTACGAGCGTAACAACACCAGCTGCATCAGAAGCCTGTACACGAGCACGCTTCCACTGAGCATTGATCATATTAGCGATGTTCTTAGCAATCGTCTCAGCAGTATCGTCAACCTCAGTCACATACTCATAAGACTCAGTCCACTTACGATAGCGAGTGGGCAGATCCTTAAACGTAAGACGAACGATCAAACGCTTACCACCCTCTGCAAACTTAGCAAGAGTCGTAGCATCAATCTTTGAAAAGTCAATCGTAACCGTATCCTCAGTCTCAGCATCACCAGTGGGATAAACGCTAGCGTTAACGCTCTTAATAGCATCCATAGCGATTACGTTAGACCACTTTATGATCGGAAGGTACTTAATATCCTTCGGGCCACGACGAACAGTGTTCTTGTTTGTAACAAGACCAATCTTAATACGATCAGCCTTCTTAGCCTCAGCGGCAGTTACAAACGTACCCTTGTCCATATCCATGATGACAAACTTGCCATAATCAGCAGATACAGCATTCATGCTGTCACAAGCAGCAGGAGCTGCAGTAGCAATATTCTCGGCTTTGAGATTAGATACCAAAACCGTATTTACAAATGTAATCATATTATTTAATTTCTTCTACTCCCCCTAAATAATAATACTAGACCTAACTAGCTGGGGTTTCCACGTTAAAATTATTCTTGAGTATTCACTTCATTAGTTAATGTCTGATATCGCTGATCTGATTTATTTTCTATATACATCTGAGCAGCAGTTTTAATGATCTCAGGCATTATTATCTCTGGAAACTCTGAATACTCACCAAGCGGTTTTTCCAAAGATATTTTATTAGGATTACGTAGATAGCCTAATCTATATTTTAATATTTTATACTTACCGTCAGTTAACAAATCACAACCCTATGATCCATCAACCATTGTACGTACTCTTAAAGGTCTTGCCTTATAATGACGATAATGGAAATCTGTTAACGAGTTTGTTACACGATACATGAAACTATCAGCTGTGCATTCAAACACAGAAGTCATTGTTTTATGATCTCCAGACAAATCTGATATCATAACATCTTCGTTTAATGCAAACATGAAATCATCAGGATATTGTACATGATAAGTTACATAATTAGGTCGTATACCATGAATATCTTGTTCAACAGGAAGTTCTTTATCAACCAACAAGTTAATCAAATCTTTCGATCTTTTCTCAGTCTGTTCGTAAGATGTAAGGTGTGGAAGATTTCCATTGAATCTTGTTTTTACGAATTTAGAAACAGCTTGATTAAGCCAATACAAAGAATCATCTGTTGTCGGTTTATCCAAACTATTGTTCAACTTATTGATTTCACGTTCAAAACCGATCAATATATCAATGTTTCTCATTCACTTCCTCCTTTCGTTCATCTTTCTTATCATTATCCTATTTTCTATTAGATCCAGGATATTTATATGTGAGATATAGATTAACAGCACCAGAAACAAGATCCTCAAAACAATCTATAGGTAATTCGCAAGCATCGTCATCGTCATCTATTCCGAACCTATTTGGCTGTTTAATATACGTAAGACTAACCTTTATAATATTGGTATATACGTCATGTATAAGCTGTAACACAGGTTTATCATCTGACGTTGATAAAACTACTATTGGGTTTCTAATAATCTTATTCGTGTCGTACGCAGATTCTATAACTTTATGTACGTTATTTTGATCAATCAATACGTTTGGAATACTGTAACCACTTTTATTGTTATACGCAATATCAGCAGACGATGTAGATCTGACATACATATAATAATCATCGGGTAAGTTATACATTATATACCTTCCATCATAAGTGGTATCTGTGATAGATGATTTTGTTAGAATCTTATTGGACAATAGCGGTTTTAACTGATCGGATATTCGTATCGACGTATTAGTACCTATAGGGACCTGATCTTCAGCTGTATACAACTATTTTACATAAAGTTGTTGATACTCATTGAGATAAGCATATATATCATCAGTATCAATCTTGTTAATCTAAATAAGGGTTGGATCCATTGTCTAGAGCCTGCGTTCGAACTCTATTCCAAGCATTCTCGTTTGTTTCTTCGTCATGACTCTAGTGCTTTAGTGTTCAACTTTGTTTGTAATCTTGGAGATTCAACGGTCTCTAAAGACATTATAATAGCGAGACTTATTAGCTCTTCAACCATAGTATCATTTAATGCAAATTGAGTGTCATCAAATGTTTTTCCGATTATATGATCTACAAACTTATCTGGCTATTTGATATACGTAAGTTGTAGATCCCCGACGTTTTTATGAGAATAATCATCGTATAAAACAATTAGATTATCTCCTTCTATATAACAAACGCTGTTCTTTATCCACGGTCTATTTGTCGCAGTATGCATGAAATTCTTAGCAATCTCATGATTAACAAGATTTGTTGTTACAAGTTTTCCATCAATCAGTACTAATGCAGTTAAGAAGTATAAGATGTCAGACAACTTGTATATCACAGCGTTATCTATTGGTAAAGTAGTATTACTCTTACTAATCTTCTTAGACGCTATGAGATTCCTAACATCCTCTATGGCTTTAATGTCTCCTTCAAAAGGAACTCTTTGTTGATTTCCAGTTAACTTTTGAGCAATAAGTGCAAGATAAGCTTTATCTAATATAGTAGCAATCTCGTATGTTGTTAGCGACGGATATGACGAAGTAACATTCTCTTTGTCATATTCAATCATGTATTTTTTATGTATGTCCTTATACGTCATATTTGTCGTGTATTAAGATTACTTATTCTTAATCTCGTTTATAATAGAAAGCTTTAGGTCTTGGTTCTTCTTGTTATCAAGATATGCAACAGCGTCTGAAAGTGAGTCGGCAATCATCTCAGTACCATAATAATATTGTGTACGCTCCTTACGAAGCACACCTTTGGCCACAGCCTCTTCAATGATAAACTCAGTATCTTTCTTCTTATTATTAACCCATTTGGTCAAATACTGATCACTCTTTTTATCAACAATATCGAACATTGTTGACTCTATAAGTTGATTAGACATATTGTCTGAACGAACACCAAATAGTCTAAGACACTTGCGCATATCATCCATAGACATAGTATCGTACGCCTTAATAGCTTCTCTACGTACTTTATTAGCCTTATTCTTCTGCTCAGCTTCTGCCTCACTATTGATTAGCAAATAATCCTTACCAGCAGTTAGTTTGTCAAGAGATGTTGCGACACGCTTGTGATTGCTTAGAAATTTAATTTGCATAGCCTGTGTCGGGAACTGATCGTCAAGGAGCAATCCTCTAGCACCAACCTTTACACAAAACGTTGTCCAATAATCACTTGACTTAGACAACTTGCCTTCCGGAAGACCCATAGCTTCCTCAAAATATTTTTCATCTTCAGGAGTCAATCCTGTATATATCGACCCGGATCTGGTGTAATAAGGGGCAATGTAATCAAAACAATGCTTATACTTTAACAGTCCAGCCCAGGGATTTTTCTTTTTAATTTTTAATTCAACTACCATAATATTAAATTAGTGTTGTCACCTATAATAAATTATATATAAGAAACCGCGAGCATCTTATCTAGATGCGAGCGGTTTTTTATATATACATTTATTACGAGCCCCGAGGCTTGTTATTTCAACCGTTAGGTTGAAATCAAGCCGAGATCGAGGCTTGTTATTTCTTAGGCACCTTTCTTGATACCACCGTTGTTCGTGTGCTCAGAATCCTCAGCATCGCAATACAGGATACCGCAAGACAGCGGGTTACGGAGCATAATGCCCTCCTCACCGAGGAAGTGAACCTGATAACCATCACGGCTATTAGAACGAAGCGTATTGATGCTGTTAGCATAGCCACTAGGAACTACAGAACCACCAGTACACCACTGTACGAACTCACGACCCTTACGGCAAACCTTAACGATGTTCGGCTGACCATCACGGTTACCAAGATCAACAAACAGGAACGTGTAAGACATCAGAGGTTTACCCGTGAGCGGGTGCAACTGACGGAACAGTTCCATGTTATCAAACATTGCACAACGCTTAAGCGTAAGCTCAATACCGTTAGTCATCTTGTAGGTTGTGAACTGACCACCAAGAACGAGATCCTGACCAGAACCAGTTACAAAGTGCGTATCAATCATATTGAAAGAAGCAACCTTCTCCTTCAAAATACGATCGAACTCTCTGATACCCATCTCTCCAGTAAGAGCCATAAACTTACGCTCCTGAGTACCAAGCATATTGTAGCAAAGATCAAACAGATAATCCTCAAGCAACTCAGCGGTGAGAGTCGTGTAATAACGTACATTAGCCGGAGCAACCTGCTCGAACAGACCAGCTGATACGGCAACAGGACGACCATTAGAACCCTTGAGGTTATACGTACCATCAGAGTTACGATTAGACTTACCAAACAGAAGAGCCTTCTCCTCGCGTCTCTTCCACTCACGAAGAGCGAGCCAATACTGATAATCAGACCACAGATAAGATGTCTTACCAGTCTCAGGATCCTTCAATGCAATAGCCAATACCGTGCTATAAGCATCACCCGTGATGTCATAACCAAGACGAAGCGTCATGAGGTTATTACGCATCTTAAACGGGGTCTGATAGTTGATGATATCCTCCTCATCACTGTACTCCTCGTATGCAGAAGCCATGCGGCTAACCTGACGACCAGGAAGCAAGTACTCACCAGGAATGTAAGAACCAGAGAAACCATCGACAACGTAGCACTCGTATACCCAAGCACTACCGTCCTGATAAGGCTGACCGCTTACACGAACCTGGAAATTATAGTTGTCAAAAGAAAGAATAGCACCAGGACCGAAGAACTTCTCTTCAAGTGCGATATAAATCGGAGCACCGTTAAGACCAGCAGTTGCATCAGCGAAATTAGCTGAAGTAATCTCCTGACCATTAGCCTTAGCCCAACGAATATTTACTGCGTGATCAGCGTCAATCATAACAGACCACTCATACTCACGATTCTCAATGATCATTGTTTTACCAAGACCACCGGTAATCAAGTCGATTGCTGTAGAAACACCATCATCCTTGGTACCAAAGACAAGTGAAAGCAGACCAGATACCTCATGAGGCTTAGTCAGCAATGCGTTAGAAATCATATTCTCATCAACAAGATCGCTGAAACGACGTCCGCGATAAAGCTGAAGGTTGTTTAACAAACCGTTATTCATAAAATTTTATTAATAATCTTTCTCATCATAGGAACTTTGACGCAATATCCCATGCCTGAGGTTGTTTACCATCATCGATAGTTCTACTGCTATGATTACGAGAACTATCTCTTAACATATTTCTAAGTTTCTGCGCTGCGGATGTTTGTCCATCCCGCTGTGCTTCATTGATGAGAGAATCACCCTTCATTGTGAAATAAGCTGATTCAATAAGATTCTTAGACAAGTTTTTACTAAAGTCTTTTTGATATTGAGTTACTCCATTAGCATCTTGTCTGAAGATATAATCGAACAACGCTTTACGATCTTCTTTAGGAACAGCTACGCCTCTAATAGTACTCAAACTATCAATCTGAGTTCTAACGTCTGTGAAAAACTTTTGAGCGTCCTGCTCCTGCTGTTGACGATAAGCCTCTTGCTCTTTCTGAAGCTGTTCGGCCTGTTGTTTCTTAATCTCCTTAAGACGATCAACTGCATCCTCTGCTTCATCGTACAACATATCAGCATCTTCAAATCGTTCAATTCTCTTATTGATGCGATCATCAGAATAGCCATCGAGCTTAAGAAGCTCTCTAACCACTCTTTTTTGATTACTCTCATCATCCAAATCAATATCATCGAGATTCAACGAATCACGCTGTACTCCATAGAAATCCTCAAACTTACCACCGTTCTTAACATAATCGTCAAGCTTAGCAATTCGTTCATCAGCATACTGAGGCTTACTATTCTCTTTTACAATATTACCAAGAGATGTCGTAAGATCATCAACTGTTAAAGGTTTTCTATCTCCGTCGATATCGTTTGGATTATAACCAAGTGATTCAACAATGGCGTCAAATAGCGCTGTGACCTGTTCTGCTTCAGCAACATCCTCTGCTGAAGGTTCATTGTCATTGTTATTAGTATTAATGTCACCCGCTGGAACATTGTTGCCACTAGGTATATTATCTTGCGATGATGTATCGTCTGACTTTCCATTCATACGATCCATCACATCCTGCGGAATATCTGAATTATCATCCGCGTTATTGCCATCCTAAGACACAGGGTCTTGTGCATTCTTACTATCAGCATCCAGTACTCTAGTATCCATATTAGTACGTCCTGACGCAGTGTCAGGTTCACTGAAGATGCTCAACACATCATTCAATGCTGCTGTCTCTTTTGTTTGTTTTTCTGCCATAAATATATTTATGTTATTGATTTCAGTTCAATATAACTGTTTATAATAATCCGTTCATCGGAATTTCTCCAGGAATCCATGGCTAATCGTTAACCAGTTTTGTATATAGATTCTCTATCGGAGGTAAAGTAAACTATAATGTCGGTTGTGTAGATGTTGGTTCTTGTATAGGAGCATCTTGAATATCAGATGTTGGTTGCCAAATAGGCGTCTGATTTTTCATATAATCAGGCATTAGGTTTATTACAGGTTTTAATACAGGCTATGTTTGCATAGGCATTGGTTTATTAGCCTTATTCCTACTTGTAGCATAGTCTGCTGCAGCAGATCCAACGCTTGTAAAACCTTTTAGACCTGCTGTATATTGTAATAAAGGAGCTTCATAATAACCAAGACTCTTCAGTGCTGCACCATACTCATCGATATTGCGAGCCTTCAACGCTTTTGCGTATTTACGATTCATCATTGGTAACCAATAGTCAACAAACGCCTAATCGTTTTTATATGATTGATATTGTGTCTTTCCTGGTACACGAACACCACCGTAGTTATTATATTTTCTCGCAACATTCGATGTTCCGTTTGCTGACTCAAATGCTAATTGACGCATGAGATAATCAAACGTTCTATCTGAGTAGATACCCATCTGATGCATCTTGTCATAAACCAGAGGCCCCATTTTATCAACAAACTATTTAGATGTTTGGTTTACTTTAGATTTGCCTTTTCTATATTCTGGTAAGTAATTAATAATCATAGTCCTACAAATCTGCTTCAGCTTCTTCCTTCCACTTGTTAGCTAGATATTCTATCTTAGCAAGCTCTGAATCTAACTGACGATCAGACTGAGTCTTATTAGTCAACGGTTTTCCAACCATGTCCCAATAAGACTCACCTGTTTGTCGTTGTCTTTGTAGAAGTTCAGAAGGTTTTATATAATCCTTATTCATCGTTCACCAGCTACTTTGTTTTTCAATGCGGTCTTAGCCTTAAGCTCTTCTCTCTACATGGCAGCATCGTCTTTCTACTTCTAAAGTTCACTTTCATGTTTCATCTGTTCTTTAGCAAGACTGATCTTCTTATCTTCAATCTCCTTTTTCTGACGAGCTTCATAACGCTTAGTATATGCTTCTGAATCTATCTTACGTTGCTGTGTAGCATCCTTAGCTATCTCCATCGGATCTGGAATACCATTCATATTGATATCCTTATCCTCAGTACCTCTATATGTGCTAATTTCAGCCACAGCGATCTTGGTTTGATTATCAGCATCAATCTTATACCTCTGAAGATCCATTTCAGCTTCCTTAAGCATGAGTTCTTGCTCTTTAGCCTCATTCTGCATCTGCTGAAGTTGCATTGCTTGTTGCTGCTGAGCCTCTTGTTGCTGCTGCTAAAGTTGATCTTGACGATCTTGCATATCTTTAAGCTTCTGTTTGATAATGTTAAAGTTATCATTCGTAAGAACCTCTGCTGCTTCTAACAAGCTTGCTCCATTTTGCATTGCAGGTTGAATAAGCTGTTGAAGTTTTGCTATGTTCTCAGCATCCTTAGATGTGTCACTAACGAATACATCCATATCTTCATAATAGAATTGTTTTGTTATTGCTAAGAATGCTCTTTCTCCATTATCAAATACGTATTGAAGCTTTTTCTTACCAGACTCTTCCCAAACACCTTTTGCTGTATTAAGAAGCATTGTTAACACGTGCTTCTTACACTGGTTGTGTACCCAGAACAAGGGTTCTGTGATATGAGATGATTGTAATACAGATCGTTCTACGTTTCCAACAAGTTCTGATGTGCTAATAGCTCCTTGACGTTGCTCTGTGATACCAGTGATTGTTCCAGCTAATTGTTCAATCTTATCCATAAGTTGAATATACTCAGCAATAACATTACTCATCGTAAGATCAAGTGATGTTATTTGATTAAACGTGGCTGGTTTACCACCCTCTCTGCCAGGAATACCCCATTGATTTTCATAAGGATTTATGAAGTTTACACCAACGCTTGATAAATAATGCATCCATCGATCTGGTGTAATATTCATAGATTTAGGTATCTACGTAATATCCATATTGATAACCTTACCTTTATCCCTAGCTATTGCTAATTCAAGTCTATACCACAATACAATGTACATATACTGCAAAGGCTTGAGAATGCTTACAAGGGATCTTGGCTTACTGTTGGTGTTACTATATATAGCACCACAATAAGGTAACTTCTGACTATCTGGTTGATCAATGCTTATATGTTGATAAGCAACCGGCTGTATACCAAAATACAAATCTGATCCAGCTCTATATCCTTCCCATACTTCAACAATCCAATCCTCATCAATACCTATCTCTGTTCCAACAGGTTTATAGAATTCGTCTACGATTTCAATCTAAGCATCTCCGTTTTCATCTTGAAACGTAACATACTTAATCTTCTTAAACGATTTCCAACAACAATGCCATACATTAATGTTATGTCTTGTCTTCTGATCAAAAACAGGGTTATCGTATATATGCATTTGTATATGATTGAAATTATCAACAGGGTCTTTTTCTCCAAGATCATTTGATGGACGACCTGTTAACATCTCGTTTAATTTGTCTAAATCTTTCTCAGACAACTTATCATGATATCTGTCGTATACTTCAGCTACAGGGAGTCTCATTTTTCTACAACACCATGACGCATCTTCTATAAACTCAAGGTCTGGTGACTGATCGAATGAAAAATATACAGGATTCACACGTTCCATGTAAGGATCTCCATTTTGTACACCAACATAGTATACCTCTTGTCCCGCTATCAAACCGTCTTTCCAACCTTTGATAAATTCGTTATCTATACCACACTTCTCGCGTATATACATCAGAGAATGATAGGCTGTGTTTTCTATAACATCTTTGTAATCCCTACGCATATACTTTCCAATCTCTTCAGGCGGCATTATCTCACCACTCTAAAGTTGTTGTTGGAACTATTGTTGCTCTTCAGGACTCATTCTGCCCATAATAGCACTCATCATATATTGGATTAGCATTTCTTTCTCCTAATCCATTAAGTCAGATGTTGCCTCCTGTGATGTACGTACAACTCTGAAATTAAACGGCCTCTTTGTCTCTTCACCTATAAGGAGGTCTACCTTAGGCCTAATTATGTTGAAGTCTTGTGGTGTAGCAGGAAATCCGTCTGATACTTTAAACGGGTTGGTTATACGTTTAAAGTCCTTTTCATCAAAGATACTATTATATAGATCGTAATATGTTTGAAGTTCGCTAAACCGAGTCTTCTACATTCCGCCAGATACAACATTACCTTCTCCGATAATGTAATTCACGCAGTCATGCTACCACTACTCATCTTTTTTCTTTAGAGGTAGTTTCTGTTGCGGAAAGTTCGCATTATATAAATTATCTTCTACTCTTATCATTGTTAAAACGTAAATGTCGGAATGTTATTGTCGTACTAATTATCGTACGAACTATCTTCGTCAAACCATTGGTTACTAAACAATGGCGTTTCAAAGAAGTCTATTTGTTTATTCTACTCTTTTGCTGCTGCAATCTTTACTTGATATAATTCTTCTCTATATAGCATGACCATACATAGAGCTATTACACGGTCTACATTTCGTACACCATCATCTAACAACAACTCTTCTATCAATGGCTCACTATATATACGTTCGAGATTTGGATGACCCGGTTCATATTCTTCAAGTAACCATTCTTTTATAAGACCCTCTGCATATGATCTAATTTGTTTTGTCATATGACAACCTTTCTTACGTTGTACTTTAGAGTCTTTGAATATTTCACTTATAACCTTATCTGGTTGGTCTGCCAGCATATAATCACAATGCTTATTTGTAAAGTACGGGTATATACCTTTACGTTCATTCTCGAACAATAATTTCGCATTATACATAGTCAATAGCTTACGAACATTCTCATAGTATTCTTCAGCTGTATCAGGTCTTCCACTATATTCAGCAACTATCACATCTGACCAAGCTTCTCCTGGCTAGAATCGTTTATATATAAACGTAGATCCTAATGAATTTGTAAGAGAACCATCTTGATCATAAGGGTCTTGACCAGCTATGTATAATCCGTAAGGAGGGTCTTTAACAGGATATTCGTATATAACAACAGATCCTGTTGGCTACTCTCCTTTCTTTAGTGGGTAGTGTGTTATATCACCACCCTTCTTTTCAATGGCTTTTACAGTACCATCCCCTTCCCAAACCAAGTCAACAACATGTTTCATATTAGCTAATTTCGTGTTTGTCCTTAGTTTGTTAAGCTGCATTTGTAATTGCTTTTTTGGAAATATGTTTTTACCAACCTCAAGAATTGCTTCCTAAGGTGTGTTGGGGTGTTCTGCAATATATCTATCTGTTACAGTTTCATCAGGCTGACTATCTCTTACGATTCTTCTTTGTTCTAATATCACCTATACAGATGCAGATCTATTCGTATTACCATCAGAATCCATACATTCAGGATGTTCATCTGATTGCAGATTAGACCATGCTGGAACAAAGAATCCACACTTCTTATCAGCCATACCCTCATCCCAAATATTATCGAAGTCTAAACAATTAAAGCCTTCTGGATGATAAAACATATCTGACAAACCTTCAAAGTTTGCACCCTCAGATCCACCAGTACCAAATGCAATCATCAATCCGAACGCAACACCGTCATCTGTTTCTACAGAAGGTCTTGCTATTTGCCAAGCTTGTTTAATGTCTGGAAATTTACCAGACTCCTCCCATAAGAACAATCTACCACGAGTACCACGAATACGTTCTGGATCATTCTTAAGTGTTATACCTGTTACGCTAGATAGATAACCATCTTCAACCTCTTTACCTGTTATCTCATCTTTAACCTTAAATCCAGATGTGCGTTCTAAAGAAGTTGCTCTCAATCTTCGTTTAGCCCATCCAGAGTGCTTATCTAAGAAGTCCATGATTTGCCAAGCTTTTGTTAACAAACCATCACCTGTTAGAAACTTTTGTTCCGATGCAACAGCAAAATTCTTTGATTTTGGAATAAGAAAATAGTTTCTACATAACATAGACGCACCTTTGAATGAGTATCCACGAGCACGAGCTTTAAGTACAACCATATGTTTACCTTCATCTTCAGCCTGTTCTATAGCATTATAATAGAACCAATCGTAATCCCAAAAATCAGGAAATCTAAACAAACGCTCTCGTCTAGTTCTCTTAGTTCCATTACGATCTGTGTATTCTGTTTCAACAAGCTTCATAATAGGACTATAGTTGAGATAAAAGTAATGATACCCAGTTATCTAATCTCCATCAGGAGCTGTGTATCCATTTAAACATCTTTGTTGTTCTTGTTTCCAATAATTGAAGTAGTCTGTCGTACCTTCTGGAGCAAACGTATAACATCCGTTCTTTTCGAAGAATAAAGCAGCTTGTCTAAACTTATCTGAGTTAACTATTTTCTTATTAAAATCAATCATGTTTAAGCAATTTCAAAAGCGCTGAGTGTACCACCGCCTTTAATTCTACCAGTCTCCTATTGTTCAGCTTTAGTTTGTTTTTCAGCTATATCAAGAGACTTGACTATATTACCAACATCCTTGAGGATACGAGTAACTTTGATAGCTGTGTCAATATCCATACCATCTTCAGAATAACTACTCAATGCTTCAATAAGTCCTTCTGCAGCAGATCTAGATGCTGTTAGCAATCTTGTTCCAGGAGTTTCTTGAAACTCTGTAAATCGCTGCATCAAATCTTTAACTGTATCATCTGGAATATAATTAGCATCTCCAAACACATCATAAGCTATCTTAGACGCTCTATCTTTTTCTGGATATGCATTATATGGACTATTCCATTTCTTATTCCATATGACGTATTCAATAGCCTTTAATGCATACGTCTTATCTTCAGCGTTGTTGTAGTAATCTTTAAATGGGGGTATTGCTAAATCCTCAGTACTTAGTTTTATTTTATTTCCTTGTATGTCAAACATATCATTTAATACCCATATCAGACAGGTCTTTATCCGTTATAACATCTACCTCAGAACCAGATCCGATACTTCCGTTATAGCTAATCCAACCATTTGTTGTAGCAACCCAAACAACATCATTTGTTGAACCAGAATCATCAGCTGTTGCTATAATGTATGCATCGCCATCATTAACCTGCTAATCAGTACCAGCTACTACATTTCCATCCTTCACTATCGTGATGTGTGCAGAAGGTTTATCGACTAGATATATAACAGTTCCTGAAATCTGAGGAGGATTGCTAGCCTTTAAATCATCTACTGTTGCAAAATGGTTACCAGCACGACCCTTTATAGTGAGTGTAGAAGCGTTCTTACCATCTTTACCAGAGTATGCTACAGAATAAGATGTTGTATTCGTACCATCAGAATAATTCACAATCGTACGAGTCCATACATATCGATGTGTTATTGTTATAGTAGGTATTTCTTTAGCCCATCCAGTTGCTGGAGCATTCTGACCATCTTCTGATACAGCGTAATCAATACTCGTACTAGTTATAGATATGCTCTCAGAAGGTTGTGATGCTTGTATATCAAGAGCTTTGCTTGATATAATATTCTCATGCTTAATCCAACCTCTGTCCTTATAATATACGTATACATCATGACCTACGGCATATGCATCATACTCTTCAGGATCTTGAGGAAGATTGTCTACAGATTTAGTACCTTTTAGATTAAATGAGTTTACACCCACTATTGTACCTCTTTGGAGTCCGAACCACTCAATAGGTAAGTAACGATTATAGAAGCTTCCTCCAACAAGTACGTTATTAAATATCTGATGATCAGTTGGAGCGTCTATATACGCTCCATGACCAACGATACTGCCACCTGTAAGAGAACCACCTTCAAACTTAAGGGTTACATCCTTAGGTAGATTAAGACCTTCATTTAGTACATAATCATATTTGATAACATACGTTGTATTTTGGTCTACAACAGATGATACAAAATCATCGTCTTTCTTGAGAACAACATAGCCACGACCACGATCCGATGTACGATTCTTAACTGTGATCACATTGTTTTTCACAGTAAGGTTGTCCTCGTCAGCCGTCAACGGCTGTCCGAATGTTTTGTTATGTGTGCGTATTGTACCATCATCTTCGATGAAAACTATTGATTCAGAAGAGATGTTTGACGCATCTTTAACATAACCATTCTTTGTTTTATAATATAATAGTTTATTGTTTATCATGGCAGGTTATTGATTAAGCTAAAAAGGCTATCGTGTTCGTAACTGGTTGCAGTATCAGTATCAAAGTATCGTGCGATGTTGAGGTCGTATTTGTCGTAGTATATGCGTCAAAATAGAAATTCGTACCACTAGCAATTTGTTGTTGTGAAACATTACACAAGATTATAGAATCTGTTGAAAGCATTGAGGGCTTTGCAATATTGATAGCTTGACCGGCTTTTTTCATGATAAAACCTTTCCAATGGTGATTCATACCTGCGGTCAAACTATACGGAGATGCAAAACCAAGATACATGCCTGAAGCTGATCTGAAGTCAAGGACTGAGAACTTACCTTCGGTAGCTGTAATACGATTTGATAAAGTCGCATGCTTAAACTCATTGGTTGTCCACGGCTCAACCCAATTACGATTCCATGTAATACTACTTGAGTTAGCAGCTTTTGACATACTTGTTACAACATTACCTGTACCTGATGAACTTACACCATTGACAAGGTCTAGCTCTGAAGCACTAGCATTCTTAATATTACCATGTGTACTTGCTGACGAAAGTACATAAGCTAATCTTACTGTGCTAGATGTACTGCTAATAGCACTATGAGTAACAGCATCTGTTCTGGATACCGACTCAGCAGATACTGTATCAATATAATCCAATGCCGGCTGTATTGCATCCTCAAGGTCTTTGCCGAATCCATCAGAAATCGAATGATCTGAATAATCCTCATCGATCGTAAACTTCTGACCGTTCCATCTGTATACCGCGTTTGGCAGACCATTAGAACCCATAGTATAATAATACTTGCTGTAATAAGGACTACCATTTGTCTTCATATACAAATTGGTTGGTACAGAAGTACCACTCCATGTCGTATAATATGCAGATCCAATCTTACCAACAATTCCAGATATCGTACCAGACGAACTTGAGATAGACTGTGCAATATATATAGCAGTCGGATTTCCAACACCACCTTGTGCAGCATTAATAGAATTGGTCAGGACACCATCTACTTTAACAGCACCCCATTGACCAAGTCCAAGTACGGTCAAACTCTTGTTTATAGTGTCAAGTTTGGCCTGAAGTCCAGTAACATTTGCAATAGAGTGAGTATGCTGTGACGGAGCATATATACTTTTCTGAGCAATATACATCTCAATATCAGCAAGCAGATCACGAAGACGCATTGCAGGATAATCTGTTACGTCACACGCTGTCATACCACCTTCCTCGGGAAGATATTTATATAGCTTATTTAAGCTTAGATCTTTATAGATTACACAACCCCAAGGCTCATTAATGCCAGGAACAACCCATACATATTTATTTGGCCAGTTATTGTAATATACGTTGTTACCAGCTTTCAATACAAATTGTCCACCAGTTGTGTCGTAATAAACAGTTGAAGAACTACCGTTTGTTGTCGTACTGACTTGACTAACAGTTATACCAGATACGTTTCCTGCATAACTTATAGTACCGAACGCTTGATCAACTTTTGCAAAGCTATTGTTGATCCAAGATTGAACAATTACTAAACCTGATTGATCTAAAAATTTCATTATTTATATTAGTTAAAATAATACCATGTTTTACTATTACCAAACGGGTTATCCTTATCGTTCAACCAGTTGGTAGCAAGTTGATAAATCTTTTGATTGAACTCATCTTCTGATATGTTCGGAAACCACTCATGTATGAGATTATAGTTATCTGAATATATCATCTGTACAGTTACATAATAATCCCACTCATTATAATCAGGTATTACGCCACGTATCTCTTTATACTTATTTAGTACGAGATTCTTGTTCAAAAATGGTCCTGTGTATTTAGACCCATCTTTTTCGTAATACATCTTAGACACCTGATCATCAGCAAACGATTCATTGTAATGTCCACCAACAAACGTACAATATGTATCTTTGATCACTTTACAATACTGGTCTTTATCCAAAACCTTCTGTAAATATTCAGATATGTTTGTGATCGCTTTATGAATTACCGATGTTTGTTTATCGTATCCATAATCTTTAAATATCTTATCAAGCGTTTCCATCGTTAGGTTTATTAGAATCAATAATCATTTGTTTCAAACTCTCTATAGATTGTTTTAGCTCTTCGTATCGAGCATCGTTTTCCTGCTTTGCTTTTATAGCAGGGTCAAACTCTTGAATAAGTGCATTACACTTTTCAACATTATTTCTATGTTGATCGATGTTATCAAGTATAGTCTGTGATTGAGATTTAAGTAACTGGAGTTCTTTTATAACACACTCTTTATTAGGAGTTATCATAAGTTGACCGGTATACCCAACTTCATTGCTATCTTTAAACGTATACGTTTGGGTCTTACCGGCATCTAAAACTGCGACATCAACCACCATATCAAATTGGTTATTGTACTTATCCATATGAGGTGTTGAGACTGTTACAACTTGTACAGTGTGTACCTCAATGTTGTTCCTGTCAAACATGTAGACAGAACATCCTTGTTTCAAATCTTTAAATAGCATATGTATGTTGTTAAAAAATGGATTGGGTACGAGATAACCCCGTACCCATCCAATATTAATGATTCAGAATATAACGAACAGTGCCCTCAGCAGGGTTAGTCTCATCACCAAGAGGAATCGGACCAACCGTGTAAGAAGTGCTACCAATCGTGATAGCAGCAGTATCGTTTGCAGCATTCGTCTTGCTCAGCGTAAGGCTGTGAGCACCGATGAGTGCCGTAATATCACTAGCAGCAACAGCAGTCAAACCGGTAGCGTGACCAGCAGCATCCGTAGCAAACTTATAGAAACCAGCTGACTTAACAGCGGCACCGGTCGGATTAGAGTGGCCGATCGTAACCTTCTTGCCTGCAGCAGTAGAACCAGCTACAGAAATCAGACCAGAACCAGCAAACTCTACAGTATCAGTCTTGCTAGTAGCAGCAAGCGTAGTAGAACCAACCTTAATGTTAGAATAAGCGTCCTGGTTAGCCTCACCACCTGTTGCAACAATACCGTCAACACGCTTAGTTAGTGCGTCAAGACCGGTCTTGTTGGTTTTTGAAAGAGTGTCGGCATCGCTAATCATACCCTTCAAACCGTTCGATATCTCCATCGTTGGTGTGCTATCGGTGTCTGTCCAAACTAAGTCCGGACTTAGCTTAAATACGTCAACCGTTCCAGAATTAGTTTTAGCAATAAACTTTGTAGGATGTTCTACATCCGTTCCGAATGCTTTCACGGCAGCATTAACCATGGCGTCATACGTTGCTGTAAGAGCAATAGTACGAGTACCATCCGTGTTGTTCGTAATAGAAATACCAGTACCAGCCTTATGCTCATTGACGAGATCAGCAACAGCGATATAAATCTTGTTAGCTGTACTGTTAGCCAGAGTCAACTCAACATACGGAGTAGCATTCTTCTTATCCATTTCGGGAGTGAACACACCATCAGAGTAAGAACCCCAAACAACCTTACCTGACTCAACAACCATATCCTTCGGAATGTTGATGGCTTCACCAACATTAGCACCATCCTTCTGGAGGTGATATACGGCAGCATAATCAGTAGATGTAGACTTGGTAAGCGTATAAGCGGGAACCTTTACAGCACCAACCTTGGTGTCAACATAGCTCGTTGTAGCAAGACCACCAGCACTATCAACTGAGACATATATAGTCTTAAGTTTATGATTATCACTTCCAGTGGTAATATCTGCGAGAATACCATTCTCAAGATTCCTAATAGGGACAACAGTACCAGTCTCAATGCTTGAGTAACCGTCTGTAATACCACTATTTGCAAGAGTACCCTTTGTAGCAAACTTGGCCTTAGCAGACGTCCAAAGTTGCTGAAGGCCTAATAGATCTAAATATTGCATTTATTATTTTATTAAACTGTTGTAGTTGTTGTGACAGCAGAGCTCGGTTTAAGAACTGAGATTAGAGCATTGGTCTGATTTAGTCTACCAATCTCATCGCGTAGTTGCTGAATCGTAGTCTGCTGTTCCAGATTCCAATGATTAGTCAGGGTATCAATGATCTTCTGTGTATTCTGTGTACTTGTTTCCTTAGCATCACATGCGTTTCGCTCAGCCTGGAAACCTACCTGTGCGAAACCGTTCTGAACAGCATTCTGAAGCGCCTGACTCTGCATCAAAATGGTATTTGTCTGTTGACAATTGTTCAATTGATTCTGGTAACCCTGAGACAAAATGGATGTATTGATGTTATTCATACCACCCTGCATCATCGTACTCATCTGGTTAACAGCTGACTGTACCTGATTGAATCCGACGTTCAATGTCTGAGACAGTTGTGCAATAGCCTCACTATTACCATTGACAGCCTGCATAGTGAGATCACTATTATGGTTGTCCTGAATCTGATTTTGTAAACTCTGGATTTGATTACCAATACAATTATTTGCATTATTGCCGAAGCCACCGAACTGACCGGCAAATATCAACCATATCAGATATGCAAACGGGTTATTCCACATCTGCTGATTACCACCATTAGCTAACATAGCTGTCAAGGCATCATTGCGGTCATTATTACCAAGCATTGCGCCCATCATAGCACCATTGCTAAAGCTATTAGCCGTGTCGCTCGTATAAATTTTGTTAATCTCTTCCATAATTTAAAAAATTTAAGTGATTAATTTAAGATTGATGCGATGTCTTTTGTGTCGATAGAATAATCGTCATTAGAGTCCATAACATCGTTCATCGAGATCTCCTTAGAAGATCCGTCAGTCATTTTCAGACGCAGCACGTTCTGTTTATCACTACCCTTATCGTAAGAACCAGATTCAATTGCAACACCACCCTCTGTTGCAATAGATGACATATCAGCAGATCCAATAACAATCCCATCTGGAGAGATTAGTTTTACAGATTTAGTTGCTGGATCATACTCAATCGTCATTTTGTTCACATATGCCTGGAGCATTTTCATATCTACACCAGAACCACCGCCCTTTCCGATAAGTTCCATTGTAGATTTTGCATCGAGAACATCTCCGAATTGAAACTGAGAGCTATCCACGATTTTCAATTTATCAGGCTCTTGCATATGTAAAATACGAGGTGTGACAGGAGTACCTGCCGCATTCTGTATATTTGTACGTCTAAGCTTTGAATAAATCATATTTATATATACGTATATACGCAATTACTCCAACCGAAGTTGGAGTAACGCAAATTCAAAAAATCATATGAAAACAAAAATGAAGAAGGTGGAAGTTGGTGGATTCGAACCATCGACCTTCTGCTTGTAAGGCAGACGCTCTAAACCAACTGAGCTAAACTTCCAAACAACCTTGATGGCTGTTGTTATATATTATTCTGCAGAAGGACCTTGCATGTTAGAAGGACCCTGCATCATGATAGGCTTATTCTGTTCTGAAACAACAGGCTCACTGTTGTCAGATGTATTAGCATCAGAGTCTACAGCAGTCTGTGCCTTATCAGAAGATCCGTAACCACCATCAGCTCGATCAGATTCTGAAGGACTATCAGACTCAACAAACTCTACATCAGGAACAGGCAAGATCACCAGCTGAGCAAATTTATCATCAACCTTGTATACGGCCGGAACAACATCTGTAGTTGCGATAAACTTTGCAATTATCTCACCACGATAGCCTGAATCAATCACACCACAACTATTCGTAAGACGTAATGACTTCTTTGCAATAGATGATCTTGGCATCAGCTGAGCAAAGTATCCTTCAGGAATCTCCAGTGCAAGATCTGTATGATATACGATCACCAGCTGACCACACTCATTCAACTCTGTTGTTATACCCGTAGTAGTTAGATCAAAACCAGCATCTGTCTTATGTGCTTTTGAAGGCATTACAGCCTTATGAGAAAGTTTCTTGAATTTAATTTCCATCTTATTATATTTTAGTAGCCCCACCAGGAGTCAAACCCGGACCAGGAGGGTTCATAAATCGACTGTTGCATCCAGTCCTAAGACCAGTCTTCTCGTTCAGTCTGTCACGCTGTTTTCACTTGCGCCTCGTCAACATTGTTTTCCGAGTCAATTAGAGAAGATTCTAATAATGGATTATTTATTATCCCATTACCATCCAATATTTTCCAATGACTGTTCAACCAAAAATTATCCTTATTGTACATGATCGTACGAGTACATGTCTTAATTCGTTTTGTTTTAACTTCGTTGTTGAGAATTAGTTGCTTTGCGGTCTCTATCAAAGAACCATATCGTGCAATTTCGTTCCAGTTCTCATCGTATCGAATCACATATTTTTGATTAGATTTTTTCAAACCGCTTTCGCTAACAATCCTGTTTACAACATGTCTACGAACACCAAGTGCTGAAGAAACCTGTTTTATATTACGACGTTTTTGATACTCAGCTTCAACTAAGTTTCTAAGATCGTCTGTAATTTCATATTCAGAATCATTTCTTTGTTGGTTTCTACTACCGTAAGTAGTTGTCTGACTATGACAATTCGGACATAGAAACCGAAGATTTTCTATACGATTATCGTTGTTGATTCCGTTTATATGATCAAGCTCTAAGCTTAATGTACGACCTTGCCATTCAACACATCCGCAAATCGCACATCGATATGGGATTAGATTATTTTTTATGACATATCGTCTTAAAACAGAACGAGCATGTTTACAATTAGGTTTTAATATATCTGAAGCATTTACTTTGTGTAAAGTACCATATTTTGTAATTGGAGATTTACCTTTAAACACACTTCCGTCTAAGTTTAAATCAGACATTCTTTGTCTAATTTTAGCAAATCCCCAAGAATTACCTTTTACACTATAACCGAGTTTAAATAATACTTCTGATATAGTCGAACTATTCTTGAGCAACTCAACAAACTGTTCGTCTGAGAGTTTATATATTTTATTTTCCATATATTCAATTATTCATTGGATAAAAGAGCCTCTTGTGCTAATCGCTACACCATGGGGCAGTGTTAACCTCTTTCTTAAGGAGGTTAATTAATTAAACAAATAATGAAATCACTCCTATTTGAAGTGCTTGTCCGATTAAACCACCTATTTCTGTAGCAGCTATATCAAGCCAATCGAACTTACCTCCCCATTGTTTGTCTTTAAACTCCATTCCAAACGCTAGACCTGTACTGAATAATATCGTACCAACAAATGCTGCAGGAATAGCGTACAACAAATGTTTTGGTCTATTAGATTCTTTTAGCCACATATTGTAGTTTTTTGCGCAGGGGCAGGACTCGAACCTGCTTCCATGAGGATCCCATCTGATATTATTCCAGACTTCACACTGCTCTACCTCATAAGCTACTCCCGCATTGCAGTGTTGTGTGTCACTGCAGATAGTTTTTAGTAACCAACTATTTATTTCTTACGTGTAATCCAGTTCCAGAAACGCTTGAAGATATTAGGCTTCTTCTCAACCTCATTCTCCTCACCCTCTCGCTTTATCACGGCGTTCTCAGCGTCATCAGAATCATCGTTATCATAAACACTCTCAATTGTATCAATCAGTGCATCAATATAATCTACTAGATAAGCGCATGATTTGACGATGTTTGAATTCATCAGCTCTGTGACGTGCATAGCGTAGTTGAACATCTCCTCTTTAGTGATAGGCTCTACACCACACTTAGCCTCTACAAAAGCTGCATATACATCACTGGGGCTCTCAACGTTTGTAAGATCTACGATCACATATTTCTTAACAGGCTTCATTGACTTCATCGTTAATTGTTTTAAGTTCTTTCATTCGTTTATTATAGTTATCGAGGTTTTCTTTCCACTCGTTAGATGTTATCTTTATATACTTGTGCGGGAAATCTGTGTCCCAAAACGCAAGTATAATATCGCCAGCTTTAACATCGAACTCTTCAACACTCCTGTCGCGATCTATGAACTTGAAATGCATATCTTCAGGAGCCATGTATACTCTGTTGCACGCATTTCTTTGTACATCAAGCGGTTCGATGTTAGCGGTTTCTGTATCGACAATAAGTACATCTGAATTATACGTCGCTGCAATCGTTTTCATGTTTAAATCTTGGTTTTAATTTAAATTTAAATAACTTAGCAAACAATATATCTCTTTGATCATTCGGGTCTTTCATAATCGTTGCTGTACAATCAAATACCTGGTGTATAACATCATTGACAATGTTTTTATCAATATTGAGTTCTTTAGATATTTGATTGCTCAAACTATTAACATCAATCATGAACCTTTCCGATAATGTCAAATTGTCGTACTAGATGAGAGTCTTTAACAAGATCGAAGTACTCAAAGTGTCTGGCTTTATAGAAAATCGTATCTCCAACATGTATCGGAGGAAGATCATAACTCTTCTCATTCCTCATCCATTTAGTATATCTGTATGGAACCTTAAGTACAATACCTGTTAAATAGTCTGAATCAACCTCTTTAACTTCTTTCTTTACTTTATCATAATCAGTTGCCTCGATTCCGTTCTTATCAGCCTTAGGCTTATCTGTCGCAATCGGTGTACTGAATTCCTTCTTGACCTTTACTGGTGTAAGCGGCTTTACTAAAAAGCTGTCAAAGAACTCATATTTGATCTTATTACTTACATCCTCAGCTAAAGGTTTCTGATTAATCTTCTCTTGCATTACTTCTTAAGACCCTTTAAATAGTTAAGAACTTTGATGAGATTAAGCATCACTGTACGTTGTTCGACCTTCATACACTCAGGCATATCCTGTGTATCAACTTTGTTCAGGTCATACGTATACTTCTCGATCAATGAATCGATCTCATCAAACACATTTATAAACGGCTCTGATTTATCAATGAGCTCCTTAAGCATGCCCTCGTCAATAAGCTCTTTTGCATAATCGACAGAGATAGAGCACTTGGACGAATAGGTAGCCTTTACAGAAGAATCATCATCGTCATTCTCCTTGTATGCAGAATTATACTCTGCAACATAAGACTTTTCGTCATCAGAGAGATTCATAACATCACCAAGTTCAAGTCCGAAGAACGGTTCAATCACTTCTAATTTCTTTGTCATAGCAATCTGTTGTTTTAAATTACTGGGGCAGTAACGTATGAAGTGCGCATTTTGGTTGCAAAAATATTAAAAATTTATTTTTTTATAAATTTTTTCATAGCTTGTGAAACCAAAACGCTTAGTTAATACGTTACAGCCACGAGAGCTTCGGGGGGAATATTATATTATATATAAACTATATTAGATTATATTAGCTAATATAATAACATGAGTCTAAGTAGAATAGTAAGACTAATAATATATACATGAGTCTCATGATAATAAGTAAGACTATATATAATATAACATGAGTCTCCTTAGGAAAGTAAGACTATATAATATTACGTCTTACGTCCCTACATAGACTCATGAGACTAATTAGATTATATTAGATAACATGAATAAGTTTGAATTAAGTGCTATTTTGTATTATGCGGATTTCTTATCTATGTAGTAGAAATCAGTTCCTGTAACAGATACATGCAAATATTTCTATATACACAAGACTCCTATGAATATTTCGTATATAGCTGGTGTTGATCCAATGTACGATAAACACAATCCTTATGTTGTACAAGCAACAGAGACATATGGAATATTAAAAAAATAGTTTGGAGAAGATGGAATTTTATCTTTTTTAGACAATATTTGCAACCTAGGAGTCTCAGGATGCGTTACAGGAGAGTCTATGTTAAAACACATACATCGAGATAGTGATAGATACATACGAAGCAAAGCATATAGAAAATACAACGAGTTTAAATAGAATCAATCATATCACTATGTCACACAAGGAGAACACGGACCAGAAACAAAAGAGTGCACAAAATATGTAGCGCACGTCTAGGCTAAAATCAACAGCAACAGATCCTGAATATGTAAAATCTGTTGATCGTATGATACAGGCATAGAAGAAGTTATTAAGAATATATAACAACGTTGATTATGAAGATGATTAAACCACATGTTGAATTACTTACTCAGCAGTACGACAAACTTGGAATATTCGAAATGGTTGAGCTTGCTGGTAGAACTTCGTACAAATCAGAGAAGAATATGTCTTTTGATGAGAATGGGCGTTCTACAACAGCTGAGGCATTTACTAATAAACTCATATCGTACAACCATGGTGCCGCATTAGAGCATGCTACGATCTATTTGACAATACCTAAAACCGAGAAGTTGTACAAAGGGATGGTTAAGATGTATCAACAAAACAAGTATTCTAGAGTTATCGAGTTTGATGGAAATGCATACATAACGACAAACTATCGAGTGATTATCGAGAACGGTTGGACTTACGATCTCAAATATCTCACAGAACCTCATAAGCTTCACGTAAAGCGTTATTCATTCAGGATTACGTGCAACAGGATTAACTCTCAATCATTCATGAGACATAGAGTATTTTCATTCCTGCAAGAAAGTACGAGGTATGTTACGTATAACGGAGATCTTGAATATATCTATCCGTCTGACTGGAATACGTATGATGCTGAAACAAAGAAGCTGTTTAAAGATCATATAACAGCATCTGAATCCGTATATAAGACCTTGTTATCTAAAGGTTTGAAAGCTGAACGAGCTAGAGATCTTCTCCCTTGTGGAATTAAGACTGAGTTTGTTATGACAGGATTCATAGATGATTGGGATAAAATGTTAAAGTTAAGATTAGCTAAAGGAGCTCATCCAGATGCTCAACTAATAGCACATCAAATATCAGATATACTAAACGATGTTATACAGGATTGATAGTTTTTATGCAGATAAGATAACGATGACACCAACCATTCCTATCAATGGTCTCACCGAGAATGGTTATGAAGATAACAAAACTCCTAGATTATGCTTCAGTGACTCGTTGATAGGGTGTTTGGCTGCGCAAGGCACACTTCGCTTTAACTATTCATACGTAGTATATGTGCCAGTTAATTAGAAGATAAAGGTTCATAAACCTACGAAAAAACAATGTCCAGATGCTCATATAACAGGCGAGGTTTGGTACACTGGTAAACCAATAGAGTTAGTGCCAATAGGTAAGTTATATACATCAGATAACCTGTTTGAGGTTGGCAAATATCCAGCTGCAGATAAAAATAAAAATAAAAAGAAAAAAATGATATCATCATATGCGTGCGAATATACGTTTGTACCATTGAAAACATCTAAAAATAAAAATCATGGATAATATAGAACATACAAATAACATTGATGTAAATACTTCGTTGTCTAAACAGCTTATGTATATAGCATTTGCATCAATTATATCAGCTGATAATGATAAGCTTGATGAAGATACGAAACAAGCTATTATTGCTAAATATGAGGCTGAAACAAAAGATGAGCCATCTGTGTTGGATTGGGATAAGATCTTAGATCCAGTTAAAGATGATGAGTTACGAAACAAATATATCGAACTGTTAAAAGCGACTGAGGTATGATAGGATCACATGATAGTTATACGTTCCATAAAGCTACTAAGGGTATATACAATAAGTCTTTAATACGTAGAACATGGAAAGCTCAAAATATGAGCTTGGATGAACAGTATGAGCATGGAGTTCGTATGTTTGATGTACGTGTTTGTAGAGACGGATGGAGATGGAGAGTGTGTCATGGAGCGGCTGAGTTCAATGAAACATTTGCAACAATATCATCAATATGCCATTTCTTTGAGTTACGATATCCAGATGCTATCTATCGTATATGGCTCGAAAAAGGATCAAAAGATGTCGAGAGAAGGTTTATTGCAGAAAGCACAAGCCAACTCTGTTCGTTATGTGATTTATACCATAATCTATGGAGAGTTGGAATAAAATCGTACAAAGAATGGACGAATGGTATTTGTAACAACAATGATAGTTTATACAACAGAGGTTATCTATTCGCTAAGGATGCTCCTTGGAGTGGTAATTGTCACGAGTTACACGGTACAATGTCTTTCAAGAATTACTTCAAAGGATCTCTTGAGTCTCAAGCTAAAAAGTACAACAGAAAGATTATGAGTACTGTTCCAAAAGATCAGATATACGGAAAAGAACATCTTTATCTGATTGATTTCGTAGATCAATTGCATTGCAATTGAGATTAAATACATACTTAAACAAATTTATTCAGGGCCTACGTTAAGTAGGCTCTTTTTTTATTATGCCTAAAATAAGACAAACAAATAAAGTAATGAAGGTTGGTAATTAGTGGTTACCAGCTTTCTTAAACAGTGTCAATGGATCTCCAACATATACGTATATGAATGATTCAGGTCAGTGGGCCGATGCATCTGGTAATACGTACAACGTTGAACATCCATTAGATGAAGTAACTGTTAAATACGATCCTAAAACAGGTGGGTAGATCAATAAAGCTGCACCAGATTATTGGAGACAATATGGTCAGCGTAGAATGCAATAGACTGCTGGAAATGTTGACAAAGTTATAATGGGTACTGTCGGAGCTGCTACAGCACCGCTATGGCTACCTGAGATATACGGAGCCGGGTTGGTACTTGGTGGTAATCCAGCTGTGCAATAGTTTACAAATCAGGTATTGTACGGATTAGGTGCTGATGCAGCATTGAAAGCAACAACAGGTTATGATTATTCAGAAGCAGGTTAGAGGTTGTTTAGTCCTGTGCTCCAAAAAATCGGTTTGAGTCAGGGTATGTCTAACACCATAGGCCAACTTACAGGTGGTGTGATGAATCCTGGATATTATATACCTACAATGAAATTAAACGCTTAGAAGATATTAGACCCTGTTGCGGACTATTTAGTTAAACCGTTTTCAGAATATAGTAAGAAGCTTTGGGCCTTAAATGACGCAGTTTATCCGACAATTGGTACTATAGCAGGTGGTGCTGCTGGAAATCAACTCTCTGAGTAGAATAAGCTTCCTGAATATATGAAACCATATGCCGAACCGCTTGGAATGTTAATAGGTGGCGGTATAGGTTCACAATTAAAAAGGCTTCCAAATATGTACGGTTCTTATGTTACAGATATGCTTAGATATCCTGTAATTGCCCCATATGAAATGGCTAGAGGAAACTATGTGTTTGGGTCAAAAACTAAAGCTATGCTCAAACGTGCGCAACAAGAATCTAAATACTTCAACACTGCGTATGACGATCTTACGGATAAATATATCAACAAAGATGTGTATCCTGGATTTGGAGACATAAAGCCTAATTTTAAAATGAAGTTGGCACTAAATGGTGATGTTGCTGCTTATTACAACCCTAATGTGAATACAGTAGTAACACCGATGTTTAAGGGTAGTGATACTAGAATATCGTTCCCATTCGACGTATATAGAAAGGGAACTATTTTACATGAAGCCACACATGCATTACATAATAGGGCAAACGAGTATAGTAAGTACCTTGGTGGTGGCGGTGCAGTCACTAAAAGAGAGATAGTAGCTAATTCTATGAAACCTCTTGCTACACGAACATCATCATATTATGAAATGAATCCCGTTTTACGTCACCGTTCTGTATATAGAACCCATTACGACAATGTTAAAAATACAAACGTTGACCCTGACTTTAAAACTTGGATGTCTAATCCAGAAGAATGGCATAGCGAATATAATAATATTATAAGTAGGGTAGCGGACGGATCTGTAGTTCCTGTTAGCGATTTAACTCGTAATCAAAGAGATATTGCCATCAACTACTTTATGAAAAGGTTTGGAGTGAATGTAAAACAAGCTGGTCAGGCTCTTGATATGATAGGAGCTTATCAACGTAATTTCTTACAAGGAGCTTGGGTTCATATTACGAAACAAAAACCATATGGATCAAACGTTCCATTTTCTAATTTAGAGTTATCGTACCCCCCAACGCTAAGACGATAAATTATGATCAATTACGTGATAACTTTAAAAAGTTTCGTAAGTATATCAAGACATTAAATCACATGTATGGAAAGGATGTGAAACGCATCGGTATCGAATACGCAACAGGACAGGGATTAGAACGTATTGGAGATTTTATGATGAAACATACAATGGGTATATCCAGATAGTAGAGCAGCAGACCCTAACGTTAAACCTTTTGAATATATAGTGCCTAAGACTGTAGACAAACACACAGCTCCTGTTATAACTAAAACACCGCTGTATTATGGCGATGATTGGATCTACAACATGCTTCCGTAAAATAATAAGAAATCCAGCCTTCGGGTTGGATTTTTTATTTTATTTTTGTTTAAAAATAATAAAATTTTTATTTCATATGTATTTAAACGGGAAAGTCCCCCGATAGCCTCCCCCGGCCGATTTGGAAATTGGAACACCCCTCCCTGATTCGTCAAAGGCGCCTATTCCTACCTATTGGCAACACAACGTCGTGTTGCTGTAAAATTAGATGAATTATGGGATATGTTCTTAAAATCAAGAAGTTAGTCGAGCACGAGTGGAAAACTACCAAGGCTAGAACCTACGTCAACGGTCAGGATGACAAGCCTGTTTTGGCCGAAGAAATCGAAACTCCTGCTCTGGTTTGGAAATGGTTTGCTTCTCCCGTCGAGCCTACACTCGAAGCTTTGTTTGAGAAGTACGGGCACTGGTGCTCCACGCACAAGGACAACTGGTGCATCGTTCCGCAGTAAGGAATGGGCCTTCGGGCCCTTCCTTGCTTCTCTTCTTGCTTCCCTTCTTGCTCTTATTTTGCTTATTTCTTGCTGTCTCGTCAAACAAGACATGGCTCGCTCGTTCCTCGCTCGCCCTTGCTGATTCGTCAAACATGCCTGTTCCTATAGATTGGCGACGGTATAACATCGTTTATAATCGTTGCTCGTGCTGCGCATAGCGTTGCGTTGGCATGAGGGATAGCACGGGTTCGATTCCTGTGGTGTCCACTATCCTCCTGTGAAGGACGATTTTAAGATTCCCATATTCATAATTGTGTTTAATATATGGCCCTTCGGGGTCATATTCGGGTGCTATGGTACGTCATCGTGATGATGACTCGCAGGTTCGATTCCTGCGGCATCCACAGCAAGAAGGGCAGCGAGGTCGTTGCCCAGCTAAACACACAAAATCATGAGAATGCAAATCGAAAACGTCTACGTGCTCACAGCTCACGTAGGTACACAGAATGTGGAAACCAAGTACGTCAAGCTCGATCTTATCGACGCAGACGATCCTTGGGGCGAAAGCTGTACTATGACCATCTTCGAGTCTACGGACAAGGCTATGGTCAAATACCTCACCAGTATCTATGCTGACGCTCAGGCGGACGGCACAGATCAGTTTGGGCAGGTTAAGTATGCTCCTTCTATCCTCAAGGATGCCACCAAGGCTCTTCCTGACAATAGAAAGGTCATACCAGGCATCGTGCGAGCTGAGGCTCCTACTCCTGGCGGCGAGCCGTACATTCGTACGACTGAAGTCAACGGAGTGCGCGTACCTGCAAAGAACGCTGTCCCAATCAACTCTCTTATGCTCTGGTGCCGCAAGGTCAAGGACAATGAGACTGGTGAGATGAGCTGGAAGTCTGGCTGGTCTCCAGCAGAGCGCATGACGAGCATCATCGCACACCTCTACAAGCCTTGTCGCGAGACAGGTTTGCCTGAGACTGGCGAGATTGTCAGTGCGCCCGTTCAGGCTCCAGTTGCTCCTCAGATGTCGCAGCAACCTGCTCCGCAGCAGCAAGCTCCTCAGACTCAGCCCCAACAGGCTCAGCCTCAGCAGCCACAGCAAGCTCAGCAGCAACCTACTGCTACATTCTAACCACTCTTCCACGCCTATCGAGGTCGGGCGTTCTAAATACGACCTCGTTCATCTTCTTAAACACTCACGACAATGAAGAACTCCCTTGCTCTTACAGCAATCATAGCTATTTGCCTATTCGTAGGCTTCGTAGCTGGCCATGCTATTGGCACAACTGACGGAAACGCAGCCGCTTACTCCTACCAAAAGCGATGCGTAACCGCCGAAGACTCTCTCGCTATCTACCGAGAATTCGCTGACCGAGCACTCACACTGCTCGAAGCTCTCGGCATCGATGACGACTCAGTCGATCCCTTCTACGACGGCGACGACGCCAAGGCATACGCAGTCTCAAGCGCATACCGACGCTTCTGCGACGCCTACAACAAGCTTGCTGGCGTCGACAGCTTGCAACAGCTGCCTCCTGCGCAAACGCGCACGCAAGCACACTAACCACCTCGGACACGGGCGCATGCTCGTGCCGGTGGGGCCTATTCGTATAATATTGCAGATAGTCAAATTCAAAAACCAAGAACCTCGCGATAGTATTAACGGTAAATCGCACAGAACAATGCAGTACTTCTATATTGTAGGTTACACGCTGATTGGCAACGATCTTACATTGTGTAAAGTGAGTCTCAACGAACATACATTAATGTCGTGGGCACGAAGAGAAGCAATCAAGCATGATTTTCGCACATACGAGTTATATAAACAACCAATAACTCGTACTGGAAAAATCACGTTTGTGAGACAAATCAAACCATCCAAAAAACCAATCGACATACAGACTTCTGTAGTGCCGTTTGATTGGGGTGAGTTTGAAGAATCACAGCAAAACTTAGCTTGCGAAGAGCATAGCTCGCACCACAATAAGTAGTCCATACTTATTCACACCAGGTTTGGGTTTTATACCCAAGCTTGGTGCTGCATAATAGAATCACGAATAATCGATTTAAAAAGAACAAAATGAATATCGAACAAATGTTGCGGGATGCCATCGAACGTAAAACCGCAAAGATTCTGAAAGAAGAGTACGGCATCGAACTTTCGAAAGAGATCGCAGACAAGCTGCCTAAAGACGACCAAGATTGCGGAGATTACCAAATACGATTAACAAACGTTGGTGATCACAAAATCCGTGTTGTAAAGGCTGTGTTTAATAGCATGGATGTAGATCTCAAAACTGCAAAAACTCTTGTGGATCAGGCACCATCAGTAATCAGCTCGTGTTTAACATTTGAACGTGCGACTGAAATCGTAAAACTGTTGAACGACGCTGGAGCAACTGCACACGTTGAGAAAATAGTCTGCAATGATGATCCGTTGGATTGGACACCCATTCCACCTGATGAGCAAGATGATCAAGATGAGCAAGATGAGTGTCCTGTTTATCAAGTAACACTACTTGAGGCAGGGGAAAATCGTGAAGACTTGATAAAGTTTATCGCGAATGCACGTATGATAGAGCCATCATATGCAGAAGCTCTTGTTGATCATATGCCGTCTGTGATAGTGAGAGACTTTACGAAGAAAGCTGCTATGACAATAGTCGCTGAACTGACTAAGCTAAAAGCCAATTCTATGCTTGAAAGAACAGTTTTTATAAACAGTGTTCATAAACAGCGTTTATAAACAGTATTCGTAAAGTAAATCCCAAAGTCATGGAACAGAAGAAGTACAAACTCACCGAAGAGACAATGTGTTTCGATGGTGTAACACTTCATAGGATACAGGCTCTCAAAGATTTCGGAAACGTCGACGCTGGAGATCTTGGTGGATGGGTTGAATCAGAGAAAAACCTCTCACAGTCTGGTGATTGCTGGATAGCCATGGAAGCTAAAGCTTATGGTGGTGCAGAAATCGGTGACAATGCTATATTAACGCGTAAGGCAATAGCATGTGGAAACTCAACCATTTGTAATGACACACTCATATCTGATGAATCAATAATCCGTGGATTTACGTATCTGTATGGTGATGTTGAAGTATACGGAAAATCAGTGATAGATGGTGATGCACGGCTTCACGGAAATGTTAAAGTGATTGGTGCAAAAGTCATCGATGCCGAAGTATATGACCGTGTCATTATATGTGATGGTGCATACGTTCATGGACGTATTAAGATAGACGGAACCGCATATATCTCAAATGGTGCCGAGGTGTGTAAGACAGATGATTACATTGTCTTTAAGAACTTTTGGAGTTCCGGAAGATACTTTACATGGACTCGTTCAAACAACAAATGGCACGTTGGGTGTTTTCGTGGTACTGGTGAAGAGTTGATAAAGAAGGCCTACCAAGATAGTGAAAAGTCTGGTAGAGAATATGAGAGAGTTGTGAGGTATGTCGAAAGCATCCTTGCAGATGAACAAAAAGAACAGAAAAAATGAAGTGGAACAAAGTATCTGAAAAAGAGCTTCCTCACGGAGAAGAGGTAATCGCCTTTAACAAAAAGTGGATTGATGAGGATTTTAATCCTAACGGTACACGAGTAGGTTTCTTAGGAGACGATGGCTTCATATCTGCAGAATGGAACGACGAGTGGGATGAGTATGTGACGCACTACGAAGAAGGAGACGACTATGATGACGTCCCAGCTAGTATGCTAGACGAGCGCCATATGAAGTTTGCAAAACCGAATATGCCTACTCATTGGATGAAAATGCCAACTCATCCTTAGTAAATCACCTTCTAAAGGAGAATATTATGTGTTTAGTTACAAGTCAACTTGAGCCATACATAGCTCCTATCGACATTCCAGTTGTGAAAATGTTGAAAATAAACGAGTACAATGGGTATGACACTGTATACATGCATACGCCTGTGCTATTAGATCAATTTCTATACGCAAAAGGTACATGGGTACTTGACAAAGACCATATCACGCAAAACCTTCGTTCAGGCTTGATACATGCTTATACAAGACTCCATTTCTCTCCATTCGATAAGTATCAAATAGACATGTTCAATCTGGTACCAGTAAAAGCATTTATTCCAAAAGGAACAAAATTCTTCATATCAGATGATCATGAGACTATGGCTGCAGAGAAATTATATATCTCAAGCGTCATAGCACCATACGACTTTGGACTTACGGATGAACAAGTATTCAACCTAACAATTAATCTAAAAATGGAACCGAAACCGAAAAAAGATGATCATGATCGGTTAGATCCTGGTCATAAAATAGGACTCTTGATCCTATTATTCATATTCATGCTTTTCGCGACTCGTGCATGTGCTCAAACAGCGCAATATGACACAGCTATCGTGAAGTATCAGAATATCGAACGAATTGTATCTCAGACAACAGAAAAAGGTGCAGTTCGTTACTACGCAGTTTACAACGATAAACAAGAGAATATCTCAGAACTAATCCCTGTTTCTAAGACGGTTCTCTCGTACATCAATGCATGTAAACAGAATCAAATTGAACCATCATTAGCTATCCGTCTTAAGAACGGTATCATTGTTGGTTTGATACGATACAAAACCAAATACATTGTTAAAAGAAGACGATAATGATGTACACGCCTAAGCAGTCCGGCGTTCTAAATAGGACTGCACAACATTTAAACACTCAAAACAATGAACAAAGCGGTTATAGTAATCGTAACAGCCATAATCAGTGTATTCATTGGCTGCTCTGCTGGACAAATGAACATGACCGGTGATATGAACCGGGAAATCGCAGAAATGAGTCGTTACTACAAGAGTCAGTACAAAGACACTCTTGATGCATACAAACAGTATGTAGCAGCAACGGAGAATCTGCTCAGCGAGTCCCAATTCTACGACAACTTCGATCCGTACTATAACGGACCTGATGAAATGAAACGTAGAAAAGGTGTCGCATACAATAAGTATTGCGATGCTTTCAACAAGATATCGAAATCTTGTGGAATAACCCCAGTCACTTCATACTAACAAGTTTTAATCAATAAAACATGGAAATCGAAAGCAAAAAGAAGACGTATAGCAAGCGTCGTAAGAGCAACAAGCGTAATCGTAAAGTTGCACGTCATCGTAACGGAAATCATGGTGTGATGAACAAACACCAACTACGTGAGTTCTTTGGCCATAAGTTTGGTGCCACAGAGGTCAGTGGTTTTATTGCACCTCTGTTACGTTACGAAACTCCCTTTGGTGATGAGATAGATGTGTCATTCATCGCAGACAAGAATGACAACATCTGTGGTGTGAACGAAGGCTTCATTGTAGAAGCTGGTCTTGACAAAACTCCTTTTGACAAGGAGGATATCGTCATAGTGATGAACATCTACAGAGGACAGAATCTGTGCCTCGTAGCAGAATCAGGGAGGGTTGTGCGATGAATGAGACGCTTGTCGATTTGAAGAAGATGGTCGATGTCACAAGAGACAAAGACATCAAAGATCCAGGTTTGCTGAGACCTGTGATCGGCGCAATCAACGATGTACTCGTAAAAAACACGAACATCGAGATTAAGGGTGCAGACAACAATCAAATTGTCATTGAAGTAAGTTATCACACGCGTCAGAAAATGCAGCATGTGATCAATGACAAGGAAATGTGCACTGTGCTGGCTAAGTTGTTGATCGATGTGTATGCGAAATTCAATCGCATAAGCAACATCATAAATAATTACAATAAAACCAAGTGTCATGAGTGATGAAAAAGATCAAGAACTGTATGAGAGTTCTATAAACTACGATCCGGAAACCGTTATCCATCAGGATAAACTGTACTGTAAAATAGTACACAGTCTGAATCTGATTCACGAAGAATACAGAAAACAAAATCTTTCCTACTTCATGAATATGCTCATGAAACGTGAAGGTATTCGTTTCTGGATAACAGACACTGAATTTCATCTTGAGATTCCGTTGCCTGATAAAAAACTTTCAGTTGAGGAGATTACTAACATATCGAGTGATATTGGACAGTTAATGTCATTATTACAAAGTATCATGTGTGATTGCGTAGAGGCAAACCAAGAACTAGACGCAATAATGAGTCAAATGCAATGAAAATAGCTAAGACGGACAAACAGGGCAACCCAACATCAAAACTATTCTTACGAATAGGTGGTAGCTCTATTCTAATCGCAAGTAAACTAACAGTTGTACAAGCTGTGTTGTTGAAAAAGCAGATTGAGAAGTATACGAAGGAAACAGGTTCAAAGATTAACGGACATTTATACACGGTCCAATAATATGCGAGTACATTATTTAAGCGTAAGTCTGATCACATGTGCAGCAGCAAACAAAGCCATTGCTGAGCACATTGGATCTCAAAAAATTGAGATTCATGTAAATCCTGTGAAAAGTATGCGTGAGTGGTTACAAAAAGACTTCGTAGAAGATAAAACCATGTTGTTGAAACTAATGGTTCCATACAACCATGATAGGTCAGAACTTCTCGAAGTACATGCGTATAAAAAGGTCATTGTGGCTGGACAGCCAAAATACAGACTGTATGTGCGTAAAGTAACAAAGAATAGACTTAGAGAACTAACAAATATGTTTGGAGATCTACGTCTCAAACCAACTCAGTTTTTAACTGATTAACATTATCCCCTATAGAGCTTTCCACTCTATGGGGGATTTCGTTTAATGTAGCCATCGAAAGATGAGAGTCACAAGCCTCTATAAATACAGAGTGAACGAACATATATGTTTAATTTAATTCATTATCAAAATGAAACATTTCATCAAAGCATCGCTCATTGTAGCGGTAGTGTGGGCTGTTGTCGTGAGTATGGCGTTGTCAACGTCATCATGCGAACATAAGCCCGACGTAACACCGGTTGATACCACAACAGTGGTTTCAAAGCCGGCTGAACAGTGGTCCAGAGTGACGGACTTCTTGAGTTGGGTCAATGACGAGGCCAACAGCAATTATTGCGACAGTATCATCTTTAAGGCAATGTCGCCTGAAGACTTGTACAATGTTGCAACTGTTGTTTCGTCAAAGAGCGAATCATTCACTAAAAAGGATATTGTACGAGAGTTCCTCGATCGTAAGGATGTTTATTCCGCCTTGCGAGGGAAACACACGGCAGATTCTATAGTATGTGATACAAAAGACACTATCATTGATGGTGTCAAAGTCCAACTTATAAACACTTCTCGCTATGAGTAAAAAAGCAGAGTTCTTCCGCAGACCGGCAAAATATATTGTCGTTGTGGAGTACAACGGTAAGATGCCGAGTATTGAAGATCAGAACAGGATTATCGAAGCATTCGTTAGTCTTTGTGCTGATGGGATCGTGAATTATCCGACTGTAGCCGTTCTCAACAAAGACGACATCACGAAGATTATTGCTAAGCACGTTGCTAATGACAATGGCCAAGATGGTCAGCCCGCAATGGTGGTATCACCTGAAGAGGCGGCTGCAAAGGTTATTGGTAATGTTTTTGAGGACAAACTCAAGACTGGCAATGCTGCGGTAATCACACTTGCACTTAACGCAGCACTCGTGAGACACCTGAATAGCGATGCAGAGGCGTCAAAAGCGCTTCGCAACGCATTCATAGTGCTTAGCAGAGACAACGTGTTCATCAAGATACCTTTTGATATTCGTGAAAGGTACAACATCACGAAAGAGGTTATCAACATCATTCGTGATCTTGCACTTGTACACAAACTCCGTTAGTATGAGTAGATCGTACAAGGACTATCGTAAAGATAGTCAGCCTGTAAAGGCAAAGCGTCATAAACAAATGACGCCGTACAACAGATCCTTCAGACATAGCACAGTGTTTGATGAAGATTTAGACAAATATGTGCATTAGTTAACTTTTAAACATTTATCAAAAATGGCAAACAAGAACAGTGTAAAGCCTGCAAAGGTAACAACCCCGGTAGTAATGACCAGCGACAACGTGATGGACGTGATCAACGCCAAGAATCTCGGTAGCTCTGAGATGGCCACGAAGATCCAGGAAGAGCTCAAGAATGAGCAGGACGAGCGCATCAAGGAGCAGAAGAAGACTCGCTTCTCACGCGCCTCATTCAAGGAGGCAAAGACCCTCATCGATGTTCGTCGTCGCAAGCGCGAGATGGAGATCACCAAGGAGGAGTTGGTCCGTCGTTCAGACTTCGTGAAGTTCCTGATGGGCTTCGAGGTCACACGTGAGTTCCTCGATCATCACAAGGTCAAGGGTGATGAGATGACTCTCAAGATGCCTGGCAAGGACAACAAGCTTGAGGACAAGAAGGTCAAGCTTGGCGACAAGTTCGAGCCGTGTATCGACATCACCGACTACGATGTCTGGGAGGGCAAGATCAACGACGACATCTACGAGCTTCGTCGCAAGTGCGATGACCAGTTCGACAAGGAGATGAACAAGGTGCGCCTCGCGTTTGGCGAGTACTACAAGTGGTAATCTATCGTCAGATAGTATCTGTAAATAGAACTACAAAGTCCAACTCAAGAGCCTAAGAGCCATGAGCGCTTTTGAAATATTAATAACCCGATGTATCACTCAATATGACCGCAGATGGATCATGATTGTTTGGAGCCGTAGAAACGTATTTTAAAGGCATAAGAATTGACTTATCACACAGAGCCATGAGCCAATGTGGGACGAAAACACTCTAACAGGGGTGGATAAACTACTGTCGTATCAAATGATCGAACATGCAAGAACTATAAGTCTTTAAGGCCCCTACATATGCGTGTAGGTCCCGTCTTGAAGTGTGTTTTATCAAAGAGAATATAGTTAGCCCAAACAGAATCTTGAATCAGTTTTGGAATCTCTAACTATCGCAGTATTTCGTAGCGTGCTGCATCCATAGGGAGTTTGGCCATTCTCTATGGAACTATGTGTGGGGATGAGTTAATCATACAAGACGTGGGTTCGAATCCCACTAGGTCCACGAATTCCATAAGTTTTTTAATTGATGTTTTTTAATTATTGTTTATTATCGTAACTCACAGGGTAACGGTTCGTGAGAATAGTTACTCATTTTATGGGCCTAACTGGTTTTGATTGTATGAGGAAGTAAATCCGTTAACTGCGCATTAAACATCAACTGGCGATTATAATATCGTAGATTACACTCACGTAGCGTAAGTGCTAATCAGGTTCGACTACCAAAGTGTCATGGGCGAGTAATAGGACTGTATGGGGTTCGATTCCCCACGCCCAACTAAAACAGAATCAATATGAAACACTCATCAAAAGGTTTCCGAGGAATGATACGTGACAGATTACCTGTACATGTTGATATTGCTTTACAAATTTGTAAGTGCAAAAATAATTATATTGAGCACATATATAATAAGTTTGTAAAACATGTGCCTGTAGGACAAAGAAGTCTTGCTGTAAAGCAAGCTCTTGGTTTAAAACAGGCTGTGACTGCTGAAGATGTGAGAGTATGGTCATGGAAACATGCAAACATACTTAAACAACACGGATACAGTATTCACAACATACCGAAAAGAATGTTTTTCCATACGTTTTGGACAAGTATTAATTTTCCAGACTTAGATAAAGATGTCTTCGAAAGATTCAAAATAGCTGATAAATGGGTACAATATCTACAAAGAATGTATCCTGTTTTCAAAAACATATATGATATAAATCATAATGTACTATACAAATCAGAAAAAGACACTATCGAAGAGCTGGAATCGAAATACAAGTTAACTCAAGATGTAGTAAAAATAATTCTAAAGCACATAAAACATGGTACGTAATCAATTCCCATTGAGCGCAGGCACATATATGTGTCAACGCGACACGGACCTCATCATAATCGTGGTGAAAGGTCTGTTTCCTACGTTACAATTAGACGGAGGTTTTGACTTGGGGTATTTCCTCAAGAAACGCAAACTAAGAGAAGCATCAAAAGAGATACTGGCTAATATTGAGCTGTTCCCTGAGATGTGGACCTTTACACCTATGCGTGGCATGAACTATTCTGTTTTTGCAAAGAACGAATTCCATACAACAGGAAAGCTCGAACTCCCGATGGATAGGGAGACCGATATCAAGGAACAGTACTACTTGCTCACTCAGCAGGGAGTGTCTAGTACCAAGATTATTCGAGCTCTTGTACAAGAATTTAAGGTTTCGGTGGATACCATCTGTGATTTAATAAACGGATTTGATAGGCAAGCTCTATGTTAATAGGTCATACCTTTACTATCAAGGATAAGAACAACTCATTACGAGATCGTTACGAACTACTCTTGCCGTTTGTAAAGAAACATTCTCACTTAGTGGCGATAAATCGATATGAGACGTTCGGACCGTATCCACCAACCTTTATTACTAATCATATGTTTGCAGAGATGTGGGACTTCAACCAATGGATACTCGGGAATATCCTGTGTGAACTTGGAAGAGCCAGCTATCTCACAATAGGAGTATTACTTCGTATAGCAACATCTAAGCTGAATAAGCTTGATTTAACTAAAGAAGAAAAGCTCTTAATTCATACGAATATGACTAGAAATATATGGAATGAATTCTACAGAATAGAGAATGAAGAACTTCCATTCTAACCCTGAAGACAGGAGGGAGTAGGCAGATTGAGGCCCTCCTGTTTACAATGCACACAAAAGTGCAGATTATGTATGAACTTACCAGACATTACTCCAGAAGAAATAACTCTGGTTAAGAACGCGAAAGAAGGAAAACCGCATTCCTTCACTGCTCTATTCAAGAGATATAAACATTTTGTAGATCATGTGCTTTACGAATATGTAAAAGACATGGACGAGGCACGTGATTTAACAAATGTTGTATTTCTTAAGGTCTACCAGAAACTCCCAAGCTTCACTGAATATAAATCATTTGGTGGATGGTTGAGAGTTATCTCAAATCGAGTTGCTGTGGATTATTTACGATTACGTTCGAAACACCGATTTACAGAAGATGTTGAAAAGGACTGGGTTGTACCGAAACAGAAAGAAGTTAATGAGACCGATCTGATCAATCGGTTGATTTATCAGGAGTCTGTGGACTACTTCAAAACCCTACCACATCCTCAAGGTCGTATAAACGAACTATATTATTGTAATAGTTACACAGTTGATGAGATTTCAAAAGCCTTATTCGTGCCCCTAGGTACTGTAAAATCAGTCCTATTTAGGACACGTAAGGAATTACGTAAACTTTTTAAACATTAACAAAATGAGTCTACTTATTTATTGCATCGTAGCTGTGCTTCTCGCTTTCGCCATTGGTCGATCAAAGCGTTCAGCAAAGCTTTTTTGGTTGCTCATTACCTGTTTCGGTATTGGTGCCATTGGTGCAGCTATCTTCTCTTCGTGTGAGAAGGTTAAGGGGACTGATGATGTTGAGAAGAAAGCTTTCACGTCGATGAACGCTGGGGTGCAGAAGTCAGCCATTGTTGCAGACATTGCCCCAGTGTACATTGCTCTCTTTGAGCAGCCTTCGATGAGTCAGAAGCAATCTTATCACTATGACATCATTCCAGTATCTCATGCTGCAAGTAGCTCTGACATTACTGTCAGAGGAAATTTCGTCAATCTCTTAAACCCAGGATTAGTGTTTAAGTACTTTGATACATCATGAACCTAGAGTCTTCCATGCGGATAGATGATAAGTTCATTCATTAAATTAAGTTTAACAGTTTAAATCATTATCAAAATGAGCAAGAAGAACAAGAAGAACAACAAAGTTGTGACACCTCCCGTAGTTGAGACTAAGCAGGAGGAGAGTGAGGTTAAGGACACGAATGTCCAGGTGGATAACGAGCAGGATGCTGAGCAGAATGCTGATACCAAGGTGGAGACTCCGATGGTTCCACCTCAGCTCGATTTGCCGCTCATGCCGAGTACTGATGTGCAGGCAAACGGCCTCGATCCTAACCATCAGGTAGACCTGATCAGGATGACGCACGAGTACTTCAAGAACTCTCCTGATCTTATTCAGAAGTTCGACATTTCGCAGGGTGTTGTTGACAACATGAATCATGTCAACATGATTGCCATTGCCGCAGCATGGGCCAATGAGATGATATTCTCTAAGACCCCGTTCGCAGGAAAGCTGCGTACCGCAGTGCTGCCTGAGATGGCAAGTGCTCTTAAGGAGCTCGGTATCAAGGCAGACAAGATTCTCGCCTTGCCGTCTTCATCTGACGGTACTACGACCGTCACGTCTAAGGATGTTCAGATTCCTAAGACTGTGAAGGACCAGATGAAGGCCGAGAACAAGCTCCAGCAGGAAGAGATTGAGCTCGACCCCACGAAGATTCACAACAAGACTGAGGTCTTTAAGACCGTCCAGTATCTTCTTACGAACAAGGGTGCTGTCTACAGCAACATCAAGGCCGCTGTGAACTTCTATCGTTCATGGCTTCTCATCCAAGCTAAGGATGATCAGGCCGAGAAGGACCGCATCAATGCACGTACTGTCAAGGATATCATCCTCGACATTGCAGACTTCACTAACGCATGTCCTTTCGTTCTGAAGGGTGTTGGTGGTTATCTGCTGCGTCTTACGATGACTCACAATAGTATTGTTCCCGCATTCTGTATTATGCGTAATACGGTGCGTGACAAGGTGACCGGAAAGACGACATGTGACGAGCAGGAGATTGCCGACATCTGCTATGCAGTTGTCAATTGGGCAGCTAATGCTCGTATCTCTGAGAAGAAGAAGAACATCGAGGTCCTTAGCGCAGACAAGAAGCGCAACAAGGAGGCCATCGATGGTGTCAATGCTGACATCAAGGCCATTGAGGACGTTATCTCAATGCTCGATAACCCGAACAGCGACTTTGCTGACAACGTTCTTGATAACCTCAAGAGCGATGATGCAATCGTTGTTAAGCACGCTCAAGAGGCGTTCGGAATCATCGCTAAGTGCTACTATCCAGGCACCGACCTCCGCAAGCGTTACACCAACCTTGCGGACAACGTAAAGCAACTTGCCGGAATCATCACGAATCTCTTCCGAGATCCGATGAGTCCGCTTAGTAACTTCAACATCGCAAATCTCGACCAGGAGCTCATTGAGGCTCCGAAGGACGAGGAGAAGCCTATTGAGACTACTGAGAAGACTGACGAGTCTTCTGAGGAGTCTAAGGAGACTTCTGAGGCAAACAATCCTGAGAAGGCTGACGAGTCTTCACAGGACTCCAAGGAGTCTGACGAGACTACTGAGGAGAAGCCTGCAGAGAAGCCATCTACGGAAGAAAAAAAAATGACTCCGAAGATGTCGCGCAAGATGAAGAAGGCTGCGAAGAAGCTCGGTCTTTCGCGCAAAAAATAAGTACATGCGCAACAAAGATAGCAGTCGCTTTCAAAGAGTTGTTTTCGTAAAAAACAAAAAAGC